TACATCTTCTATCAGAAGCACAATTAGAAGCTGCAGAGGAAATATGTGATAGGCATGACCAAGTTTTAGGGCTGACAGGTACACTTTCTTCAGATACACAAAAAACATTATATGAAGAATTACATATACCTGTTGTAGCTAGCTATTCTATAGAACAAGCTGTTGCAGAAGGTGTAATTACAGATTATGAAATAACAGTGGTAAGAGTGCCTCTGGATGATAAAAGAGTAAATGATTACAAGGGAAAGAAAAGAACAGAAAAGAAACAATTTGATAGCTATGCTTGGGTGATTGATTCTTTACAAAGACAAGGAAAGCCTACAATGTTTCTAAGACTAGCAAGAATGCGTATAATCCAGAATAGCATTGCTAAATTAGAAAAGACAAGAGAACTTCTCAAAAAGCACAAAAATGAACGAGTGTTAGTTTTCTGTGGTGTAACTAAAATAGCTGATGAAATAGGCATTCCTTCCTATCATAGTAAGACTAGTGAGGCAGATGTATTTAATAGCTTTGTTAGCGGTGAGGGTAATCCTCATTTGGCTGTTGTAAAGATTGGTAATACAGGTGTTACATATAAAGCGCTTAACAGAGTGATTATCAACTATTTCGACAGTAATGGAGAAAACTTGGCACAAAAGATTAACAGATGTATGGCTATGGAATATGACAATCCTGATAAAAAAGCTCATATTTACATTGTTAGCTCAGATGAAGATGTAGAAGACAAATGGTTAAACAAGGCTCTTGAATTTTTTGACAAAACTAAAATTAAATATGTATGAGCAGAAATTTAACAAGTATAGATAGACTTACCCCAAATATTATATATCTTTTATCTGAAGCTAACGTAACTACAGTAGATGAACTAATTGATAATCAAGATAAATTACTAGATATTAAAGGTATTGGTCAAAAAACTTGGTCTATTATAGATTGTGAATTAGGTACAAATATTTTTGAAAAAAAAGGACGAAAAATAGAGATTGAAAAAAGTAATAAAGCAAAAATAAAAAGACTTAAAATTAAATATATGACAATAAAACTTATTGAAGACATTAAAATAGGAAAACCAGCATGGTATAGTATACAACTTAACAATGAATATGTTACAGGATTTTATAATAGAGACCAAGCATTAGCTTGTTATGAAGAACTAAAAAAAGAGCTCTTATTAAACAAAAAATATGGGACAAATATTTTGAAAGAAGAGAAAATTGATGTAAATTTGTAAAAAAAATAATAATTATGGCAAGCAAATTAATTGGAATTGTTGGACCAACAGGAACAGGAAAATCAACAAGCATTAAACATTTAAACCCAAAGGAAACTTACATTATTAACGTAGCAAAGAAAGAGCTTCCCTTTAAAGGAGCAGAAAAACTTTACAATGCTGAAAACAAAAACTACAAGGAGGTAGATGACGCAAATGAAATAACAAGACTACTTAAAACAATCTCAGAGAAAGCACCTCATATTAAGAATATTATTATAGAGGATAGCAATTACATTATGGGTTTTACTATTATTTCCAAAGCTACAGAGATTGGATATACAAAGTTTTCACTTATGGCTAAAGATATGGTGGAACTATTTAGAGAAGCAAGAAAGCTTCGTGATGATTTAAAGGTGTTTTATTTCACCCATCCTGAGACAATAGAAGATGGTGGTGAAATCATAGGATACAAGATTAAGACAGCTGGTAAGATGATTGACAACCAGATTGTATTAGAAGGACTTCTCACTGTTTGTTTATATACACATGTTGAAGAAGCTAAAGACGGAACTATAAACTATAGCTTCTTAACAAATAGATTTAGAAAATATCCTTCAAAAAGTCCAGATGGTATGTTTGCAGAGATTAAAATCCCTAATAACTTACAGACGGTAGTAGATGCAATTAATGAATATTACAATTAATAACAATTAAAAACAACAACAATTATGATTACAGGAGAACAAAGAGAACAGAAACAACAAGACTTTTCAAAAAAGGTGGGGCTGTTTACAGCAGAAGTGATTGCCATCAATCCAACATTAGAACAATACAAGGATGTATTGGAAATTGAACTCACTGAAGGCAGTAAAGCCACTGAGTATTTAGGAAAAAACAAGGATGATAACAACTATCTGAGAGTGGATGTATGGCTTAAAGAAGAGAAAAATGGTGACAAATTTAAGGTGACCTTCTTCTTAGAAGACAAAGAGCGTGTAAACAAAGATGGCTCTAAGAAACAATACATTAATAACATTGGTGGTTGTTCTTGGGCTGAAGAAGAAAACATGCTTCCTGATTGGTTTAAAAAGCGTGAATATCGTGCAGCTCACGTAGGAGAAGAAGAGTTATACAATTTCTTACGTACATGGCTAGGACAGCTTGATTACAGCAAAGAAGATTCTGCATTAGAGCTAGATTGGAAAAAGCTTATGAAGGGTAACACTAGTGAGTTAAAAGCTCAAGTGAATGGTGCTTATTGCACACCTGTTGTAGCATTAGCCACTGTTGTAATGAGAGAGAAAGAAGGTGAAATGAAAGAATACCAAGGAGTTTATAACAAAGCATTCCTACCTACGTATGCTTTAAAGAACTTCCGTACAGTTAATTATTCTGACAATTCTGTTCTTTCTAATATTCGTAGCAAGAAATCAAAGGATTTAAAGCCTCATGAGCGTTTTGTACTATCTGTTACAGGAGAATATGGATGTAAAGACTTTTATATTCTAAAAGACATAAAAGAATACAATGCTGATGATAATTTAGTGGCATCTGATGCTGCTATTTCTTCTGATGGCGGAGATTATTAATTTACATTCTTAACTAATAATGGCCTCCTTGTATAATAGCAAGGGGGCCATTTTATGTAAACACATATATATGATTAGTGGTCAATTAAAGGTTCCTTTGAATGTGGAATCTGTATTAAACAAGGTTACAGAATATGACATATTTATGTATTATATGCCAGAAAAAGGATGGAAATTGAATAGAGTGACTTTTTCTCCTTTTAGGAATGAGAGAAATCCTTCTTTTATAATAGGAGATAAACATGGATCATTGTATTTTATAGACTTTGCTGACACTTCTTTTCGTGGAAATTGCTTCATATTTGTTAAAATGCTGTTTAATCTACCAACACTCAATGATGTGTTGTTGAGAGTAGACAAGGATTTTGGACTAGGAATAATAAATAAAGGTGTTCCAGGAAAACTAGAAACCATTAAAAAAGAATATAAACAGCCTGAAGATCTAGGAAAGAGATATTGCTTAATACAGGCAATAACAAGACCTTTTAACAATGAAGAGCTTGAATATTGGAATGGCTATCATCAAGATAAGGCAGATTTGAGACAGAATAACATATATGCTATTAAAAGCTTATATATGAACAAAAAACTGTTTTCATTGAAACCTACAGAACTAGTGTTTGGCTATTTATATGATGGACATTGGAAAATCTATCGTCCTTATGGAGATAAGAAGAGTAAGTGGGTGCCTAACAATGTTCCTATTACAGCTATGGATGGCAGAGATGATATACAGAATTGCAATGTGGCATTTATCAACAAGAGTAAGAAAGACTATATGGTGATGAAAAAGGTGTTTCCTTGTTGTTGTGCTGTACAAAACGAAGGTGTAGCTTGTTTCTCTCCAGAGAATGTAGAATACATAAAAGCTAATTCCACTTCTCAAATACTCAGTTTTGACAGTGATGTTACAGGAGTGACTAATTCTCAACAGATTACAAAACTGTTTGATTTTGGTTATTGCAATGTTCCTAGACATCTTCTTAAAGAAGGAATTAAAGATTGGGCTGATTGGAGCAAGGTTTATGGACTAAAACCTATTGAAGATTATTTAAAACAAAAACAATTATTATAATGGAAAAACAACTATTTGAAATTGACGGTTATAGAATTTGGGCTTATACATACGATGAAGCCTATCAAAACTATTTACAGATATTAAAATTCTAACATGACATTTATAAAACTGAAGAGATATAACAAAAACCTAAGAGTGGTTGATGAGAAGGTCTATTCTTATGATACACATGTTGCCACCATTAAGCCTCTTTATAAAACAGTGAAAGTGTTAGGGTGGTGGAGTGTAACAACAAGCAAGCATATCAATTATGTTGCAAGAGAATTAAATTACGAATTAGAATTTTAAATTATGACAACAGAAGAATTAGTAAAAGCTATTCAATGGGAAATAGAATATCTACAAACCTCTGAAGGAGATGAAATAGAATGCATATCTATTGAAAACCTTGAAGGAATATTAAACAGATTTTTAAACAAACCAATTAAATTAACACAAGAATGAAAATTGCAACTTATTCAACAACTAAAGACGTATTGTTGAGTGCTGAAATTCCAGCAGAAACAAGAACATACAAACCAATTACACACCAACAGCTAATAGACCTAACACTTGAGTCTATACAAGGAGCAGGATTCACTCTTGACAAACAGCTGTATTCAGCTTCTCCTAATGGACAAGTGGCAAATGGTAATTTTACTATTTCTAATATAGCAGATAGTGAGATGCAATTACAAATTGGCTGGCAGAATAGCTACAACAGAACATTGAGCTTGAAATTTGCTATTGGCGCACGTATATTCATTTGTCAAAATGGCTCTGTACATGGTGACATGGGTTCATTTAAAAAGAAACATATGGGAGAAGTGCAACAATTTACACCATCTGCTATTACAGAATATATTAAGCAGGCTGGTGATACATTTTCAAAAATGCAAATGGAGCGTGAAGAAATGAAGCAAATTGAAACAAACAAGCGTGTGCAAGCTGAACTAGTTGGTAGATTGCTCCTTGAAGAGAATCTAATTAGCACTATGCAAGTGAATCAAATTGCTAAAGAACTCACATCTCCTACATATGATTATGGAGCTCCTGGAAGTTTATGGGAATTGTATCAATTCACCACACAAACAATGAGAGAAACTCATCCTAGCTTTTGGATTAATGACCACATTAAAGCTCATAAGTTCTTTGTAAATGCAGCTGGAATCATTATTCCTACAGAAAAAGCTGCACCAGTTAACACAACTTATGAAGAAGTGGTGGAAATGGAAGAAGCATTTAAACAATTAGAATTATTTTAATTATGAATTGGGAACTATTCAAAGACAAATTTCACGAGAGTTGGCACCCAAAAATAAAACCATTTATAGAGAGTGAGGAATGTGATGGGATTTATGATGTTCTAAAGAGAGAATCAAAGAGGGGCAAGAAAATAGCCCCTCTTTCTTCTGATGTATTTAGAGCATTTAAAGAAACTCCTTATGATGATCTAAAGATGGTGTTAGTGGGTATGTGCCCCTATCACACTATAAAGAATGGAATGTATGTAGCAGATGGACTACTTATGGGTTGTTCTGTTACACAAAAACCTCAACCTTCTTTAGAACAGTTTTACAAAGCTCTAGAGAAAGATGTGTATAACGGGCTCAATCTTAAATATGTTAAATTACCAGATGTTAGTTATTTGGCTAGACAAGGAGTGTTAATGCTTAACGCTGCTCTTACAACAGAAATTAACAAAGCTGGTTCACATATAGCTCTATGGGAACCATTTACAGAATATCTGTTTACAGAGGTGTTAGCTGTTACGCAAGCGCCTGTAGTGTTCTTAGGAAAAGATGCTGCTAAATATAAGAGATTTGTAGGTCCTTTTACATGGAATTTTACATTGAGTCACCCAGCTAGCGCTGCTTACAATCATACAGATTGGGATTCTGAAGGAGTGTTTACAAAGGTGAATAAAATACTCAAAGACAACAATGGATGGGAAATAGATTGGCTTTATGAAGAGCCACCATTTTAAAACAAAACAATATGAATTTAGTAAAAATTGAAGACTTATTAGTAGGAGATGAGATTTTATATGCCTCTGGCAGTAAGTTAATTAGAGCAAAAGTAATTAGACCTATTGCTACCAAAGATATGTCTAAGCGCTGGCATAAATTAGGAACGACATATTATAAATCAATTAAATGTGAAATAGAAACAGAGATAGTTACTACTAGTTATCAAGGTAGTGGTGGTAGTAAAGCTTACACTTACAAACGTAAAATTCACAAACATACAGGAAATTACAATGAAACAAAATACGTAGATTTAAATGAAAAAGACATTTATTTATTAAACAGAAGAGTGTATGACTAATTCAACAGTAAGATATGGAGGACAGCTAGAGATAGGTGACTTCATAGCAATAGCAGACCAAGGACATATAACATTAGGATGGTATGTAGGAAGAGGAGATGGAACAATACAATATTACTATTATGAACAACCAGGAGATTCTTATGATGGGTATAATGAATTCTTAAATAACCCGTCTCCTGATAAATGGGAGGTTAAACATTATGCCAAACATAAAAAGTTTTCTTCCAAACTTATATACAAAGGATATATATACGGATATGGAGCTACACCAAATAGCAAACGTGTAATAAAAATAGACAATCCAGAATCACTATTTACAAACGCTGAAGACTTAGAAGCATATAACAAATCAAAACAAGCATTACTCACATTAAATTTTCCACTAAAATGATTTTAGAAAAACAAACAGACGCACTGGTTTATGAAAACGGAGAAGTAGAAGAAAGTATAGGTATGTCCCTAGACCTTGATTCTGCTCAGATTTTGATGCAAATGTTGAGCAAAAACCTGTATTCAGATGCAATTGGTTCAACAATTAGAGAATGTGCAAGCAATGCGCTTGACAGCCACAGAAGAATTGGAAAAGGAGACACTCCTATTATTGTTGGTTTAACTGCCACAGATCAAGGAGGATTTGAGTTCTCTGTAGAAGATTTTGGTATTGGCTTAGATGCTGATGATGTAAAGAACATTATTAGCAAGTATGGTAAGTCTACCAAAAGAAACAGTGCTACAGAGCTTGGTATGATGGGTCTTGGCTTTAAGGCACCTCTTGCCTATACATCTAGTTTCTATTTTGTATGTCGTAAGGATGGCATAGAGAGGAAATATATGATGTATGAAGGAGAAGATGTTAACACTATTGACCTTATGTATGAGCAATCTACACAGGAACCTAATGGTGTAAAGGTGATTGTTCCTATATCATATAAAGATAAATCAGAATTTATTAAGAAGATTAAGGAACAATTGGCATATTTTGAGAATGTCTATTTTAGTGTAGAAGGTGTAGATAATGATTTTAGTATATACAGACACGAGAAGTTTCAGTTCTCTGGACTAGCTTATGATAAGAATCTGCACATCTGTCTAGATAATGTCTACTATCCAATAGACTTTGATAAGCTTGGGATTTCAAGTATTAATATTCCTTTAGCTCTAAGATTTAGCCTTACAGATGGTATATTTCCTACACCAAATAGGGAATCTATTAGATATACACAGGAGGCTAAAGATAAGATTCGTCAGCGCATTATTGAAATAGCAGATGTTCTTGTATTAAAATACAATGAATCATTGGTTGAGGCAGAGGATTTTATGACTGTTATGAAACATCTCAAAGGAGATGATAAAATGGTTGTTTTAACCACTATGGAAGTTTCTGTAAACATTAGACATTTAGTGAGTTATTCTAATATTAATCTTGCCACTCCTACATTGAAAGGATTTTCATTAATTAACATTGATACGCTTTATAGGAATAAAGACTACATCTTTTCTAATTATTCAAAGACGCATATTGTTTCTAGCAAAACAGTGAGAGAGAATAAAGGATGGAAAGATTTAGCCTTTTGGGATGTAGAAGATAGAAAGATGTTTATAGCTAGTCATACAATCTCAGGAATAAAGAAAGAATATATAAAATCTTTAGTTTCTGCTGCTGGAAGATGGAGTGAAAAATACATTGTAAAAAAGAAGCATAAACCAATACCTTTGTTTAAGGGAGATGATTATACATGTTATTATAACATGTTAAAACTTAAAGACTATCCCAAATCCCAATGGAGAGCTGTAATTACAGAATTCCAAACTATTCTTCAGAGCATGATTGATAAATATTTTATCAACATAGACACTCTTGATATTCCTCAAGATTTTATTGATGCCAAAGCTAAACTTAAAGTGTTAAAGACTGGCTCAATAAAAAAAGACAAGAGGAAAAGACTTGAGGGAGAAATAGTGTGCAAGATTGCATATAGTCTTGAAAAATGGGTAGATGGAAAGAATTGTAAATGGGTGAGTGAATCTTTTGATATGTCTAAATTTCATACAAGAAAGAGATTGATGGTGTATGGAGAGGCTAAAGATGCAGGAACTATGGATTTTTGGTTTAAACCTCTTAAATCAGTTGTAGATTTTGCTACATTCAGTGAAAGAGAGCTCAAAAAGGTAAAAGATTTAGAAATACACAACCTAATTACAATGGAAGAATTCATGAAGGGAAAAGACAAACCTTTTCAAAGGCTTGTTACATTTTGTTTAATTGATAAGCTTATGGATGAGAATGATAGTTTATTTATACATAGAGAGTATATTAAGGACATATCTACTAACTTATACGATAAATTAGAAATGTTACGTACATATCGTAAGAATAATAATGTTAACATAGATAACAGCGTAAGAAATATTATTATTGAAAAGGGCATAGAACTATCTGCTTTTGATACAACTGTGTATTCAGAATATGTCTCTGTAAAAGCTATGTGTGAGAAGTTTCCATTCTTGGAAGTGCTTATGGAAGGAATTAAATCTTACAGCAAGTCAGATAACACTATAATAATCAAATCTATTATTGACCTTTTAAAATACAATAAACATAGAATAGACTGGAAGAATTACAAAATAACACTTAATGAAGACGTTCCTTTAGAGCAAGTGTTAACACAAGACACAATAGATGAATTAGTAAACAATTAATCACAAAAGGGGGGAATACATACAATCCCCCCACATTTTTAACAATTAAATAATAAAACATGAAGTTTAGTCTAAACTGGTTTAAATCCAAAAAACAAGAAGAATTACAAGCATTGAAAATTGAAGAGCAAAAGCTTAAAAATGCCTTACTTTTTAAGGAATTACATTATGAAGAAAATGAGACTCCTAGTCTTCCTGTTGCCCCTAACACACCTTACAAGAAGGTGAAACTAGTAAACAATGTCCTCACTGTATTATTACATGATGGCACTATTCTTAGTAAGAGCAATGCATCTGCTGATGATTATTACATAGTGAAAGATGCAATCACTGAAGATGAGATTCTTGGTGTAATGGTGGTTAAGGAAATAAGAGAGGAGAGAATTGCAAAGGCTAAAGAATATGAGAAAGCCAAAACACTTAATAAAGGACTTAAAGTTCTTGAAAGTACAGGAGACTTTGTTGTAGATGGTAATTCTGTCTATCTAAAAGGAATTAATCGTTCTCTACCACAATTGTTAGTGGAAAGATTTCTTCTTATTGTAAACGAATATGATGGAAATTTCAACTATCTTCAAGAAAACGTTGAATATCAATCACTTAAGCGCTTCTTTATGTGGTGCTGTCTTAATCCAAGAGCAGAAGTGGCTAATGAGCTCTATCGTTTCTTAATGGAGAACAGCTTCCGTATTACAAAACAAGGCTTCTTTGTAGCTCTTAGAAACGTGGTGACATTACAGACGGACAATGAGATAGTTAAGTTTGTAAGCAATGCTTATAACAAGGTGAAAGCTGTTTGGAAGAAGAATCCAGACAACTATCGTGTTATTGAGAATAATGGAGCTTATTCTATTGAAGCTGTAACTGCAAATCCTCGTGGGACAATTGTTGGTAACTTAACATCTCTCTATCTAGACCTTCCAAACATGGCAGAGAATAGATTTACAGATGATTGGACTAGGACATTTGACATCAGAATTGGTAAGGTGGTGAATATGCCTACAGAAGCTTGTAACTGGAGTACACAAGATTGTGCTGCTGCAGGACTTCATTTTACTAGTGACCAAATTCACTATGTAGGATGTGGTGATCAGTCTGTACTTGTTCTTATTAATCCTATGAAGGTGGTGGGTATTGGTCAGCATAAGGGTAGATGTTATGAATATTTACCAATTATGGCTGTTCCTCGTGAGGAAGCTACAGAAATTCTTCATGACCTTGATTTTGACACTCTTGAGCTAGATGAAGATTATGCAATTCGTGAATTGGAAGATTTACAAGAGAAAGCACAAGATGGGTTTGCAGTGGAAGCAAGTAAGCATGAATTCAACATGCCTGCAATTTCCACAATAGAAGTGGAAAAGATTGTTGCCAGTCTTGATGAAATTAAGAAAGATATTTCAAAAAGAATTGTAACAATTAAGTAAATTTGTAGTGTGCTGGGGGACATATTGTTCCTCGGCACACTATTAATTTTTATTATATGAAGAAAAATGCTACAAAAAGAAAGGCTAAACCAAGAGTTACATCTGTCAAAACAAGGAATTCTAAAACAATGACAGAAAGTGCATTTTGGTCTTTCATAAGAAGTGGATTAAGACAGAAAAGCAGATGGTGGAAACCTATTACAGAATGTAAACTAAAAGCTAAAAGAGCTTATAAAGGACCTAATAAAAGACAAAGGTTTGAATATCAATGTAATACGTGTAAGCTGTGGTTTGCAGAAAAGCATATTAATGTAGACCATATACAACCTGCAGGAAGCTTAAACTGTGCACAAGACCTTCCAGGATTTGTAGAAAGACTATTCTGTGAAATTGACAATCTTCAATGTTTGTGCACTGACTGTCACGACAAAAAAACAAAAGAAGAAAAATTAAAAAAATGAGTGAAGACAATATTGTAATATCAGTTAATAAAAGGCCCTCATTTACAGAAATATGGTATGAAGGGCAAGTGGAATATGGAAAAGAGAAACATAAGTTTTGGCTAATACATCCTCAAAACCCTGATGACAAGGGAGAACATTATGAAATAGAAATACGATGGTTCTTCCAAAGAGTGCCAAAAGAAGTGAGAGCTCTCTATCCAAAAATTATAGAATCTTATAAACAAACATTATGATTACAGGACAAATGAAGACAGAAGCTCTATATAGAGCAAGTATGCTTGACAGTTCTTCTAGCTTGAAGGATTTTAGTCAGGATAGAAAGAAATATTATAAAAAATACATTGGTTCAGAAGAACTACCAGAAGAAGAGGAAACATTAGCCCTTACAATGGGAAAGCTTGTAGAAACCTTACTTATGGAACCTGAGCTGTTTGATGAGAAGTTTTACATGTCTGCTTGTGCTAAAACACCAACAGACAATATGCTTAAGTTTGTAGAGGCATTGTACAGAGAAACAAGAGATTGTACAGATGACCAAGGAAATGTTACAAGAAGCTTTGAAGACCTTTCTAGACTTGCATTTGCAGAGTCTGGGTATTCAGGAAAGGGTACAGGTAGTTATGAGAATGCTATTAAGAAGTTTGCTGGCTCAGATGCTGAAATCTATTACAATGAAATCAGAAAGGTGAGAGCAAACAACTTAACAGTGGTTACAACAGATAATGTAACTAATGCTGAAAGGATTGTGGAAGGCTTAAGAAATAGTCCACATACGAAAGACATCGTAAATCTTGTAAACAGTTCTAGATGGACAGTGTATAATCAGCTACAAGTGGAAGGATATGTTGTAGATGGACATAAGTTTAAGAGTATGATGGATAAGGTGGTTATTGACCATGAAAAGCAAACAGTACAAGTGTATGACCTAAAATGCACATGGAATGTGGAAAACTTCCTGGAAGAATACTATCTCTATCGTAGAGCATATATTCAAGCTTTGTTATATTACAAAGCAGCTATTCATTTTATGAATAATACAGAAGAGTTACGTGGCTATCGTGTAGAACCTATAAGATTTATTGTTTGTGATAGCACTAATTATTATGCTCCTCTTGTTTATACGTTGAGTGATAAGGATTTAGAGAATGCGTATAATGGATTTACCTACAAAAATAAGAACTATGTAGGTGTAGCTGAGTTGATTGAAGATTTGAAATGGGCATTGGAGAACAATGTGTGGAATGTTTCAAGAAAAAATAGTTTGTCGAACGGGTTAGTAAATATTATGTAAATGGAGTTTAAAAAAACAATAACAACCGCTTTTATAGTTCCTACATTAGGAATTCCTAAAGAACAATTAAACATTAATGATTTTATTAATGGGTATTCTAAAGATGCAGGTAGAGAGGTACAATATGAAAATTGTATATATGTATTATTTCGCCCATCTAATGTAGATAGATTTAGATTGTTCTTAGAAAAAGAATATGAAAGGGTAAAAGTGGTGGATGATTATGACTACGAAGGAGGATATGTTATAGTGGTTTATGAGCTTGATAAGAAATACAGCAAGGACTTTAGTCTTGTTAGACAAGGCAAGTATTCTAAAACTTCTAAACAATTTCAAGAGCAATTCTCAAAGATGGTTAAAATAAATACAGGTGGTAACAATTTTAGAGAAGATGTAAGTTTGCAATATCGTGTATTTACTAAATCAAAAGATCTTGTTGAATATTGGGAAAACAGACTTGATATAAAGATTGATGAAGACCAAGAACTTTGGAACGGATTTCATGAAGAAATGGAAACATTATACATTGATAAAATAAGAGAAAATGATAAACAATCAATTGGTGAAAGAGCTAATAGCTAAATATGGAGAAGCTACCATCACTGTTTATTGCAAAATAGAAGCAGATAAGAACAGATTGGCCAGCAAGGATTTTAAAACATCAAATCCTAATGATCCTAATGAGTATGAATATGAAGCTCAATGGTGGGAAAATAAGTATAAAGAGTTAACAATCAATCAATTATAATTATGAATTTAAATGAAATGCTGGATGAACATCCAAAGAGTGCTGCATTATTAAGAGAATGGTTTACTAATAGACTAATAGAGTCTATAGAAGACATGGAAGAGTTTCAACAAGAAACTGCTGAACTTATGAAACAGCATCTCGTTAGTAATGAAGCTGTTAGTAACATAATTCAAGATAATGTACGTTCTTTGTTTGACTTCTTTGATGAACAAGAAACATACATCACTATAACTAGGAACTATTTAGCTAGTGCTTTTGAATGGGATATTCAAAGTGTAAGAGAACCTGATTTACAATCATCACCATTTGTTAAGTTTTCTTCTAGAAAGGAAGCAGAAATGAGTGCTGTTTATGATGCATTTAAAACTTTGGAGGCTACATTATGAGAGATGAGATAGTTGAAAAGGTGGTGGATAAAATGTATGAAAGAAGTCAATATGGAATAACCCATTATGGCACTACATTAGAAAAGAATAATACAGACAATTTCTTCAATCATGCTTTGGAAGAAGCTATGGATTTGAGCCTATATTTAATGAAAATAATGGATGTGGTTAAAACCACTCCTAATGACCAAGAATTAGGTGCAAAAATAAGACAAATGGTTATGTAGAATCTTTGTAAATCTTTGGAGAATAGAGGGGTGTTATGTATATTTGCACCCCTCTATTTTTAAACAAATTAAAACAACAAAATTATGGATGTAGGATTGGAGACATTGAGTTCTCTTACGGTTTTTAGTAAATACGCTAAGTATGTCCCTGAGTTACAAAGAAGAGAAACTTGGGAAGAGATTGTAAACAGGTATGGAAAAATGATGATTAACAAATATCCCAAGCTAAAAGGACAGATTGAAACAAGCTTAGGATATATTTTAGAGAAAAAGGTGTTGCCCTCTATGAGAGCATTACAATTTGCTGGACCAGCTGCAGAGGTGAACAATAGTAGGATTTATAACTGCTGTTTTCTACCAATTGACAGCTTACACAGTTTTAGTGAAACCATGTTCTTATTATTAGGTGGTACAGGTGTTGGGTATTCTGTACAAAAGCACCACGTTGAGCAACTTCCTGTTATTAAACGACAAGAAACTTACAAACAACGCACCTATTTGATTGAAGACTCTATTATGGGATGGGCTGATGCTGTAAAGGTGTTAATGAAGTTTTATTTTGAGGGTGGGTATAAGCCTAAATTTGACTTTAGAGCTATTCGCCATAAAGGAGCAAGACTTGTAACAGCAGGTGGTAAAGCACCTGGTCCTGAACCACTTAAGATATGTTTAACACATATTGATGCTATTATGGAGCGTAAAGAAGATGGTAGTAAACTATCTCCTTTAGAATGTCATGATGTGCTTTGTCATATTGCTAATAGTGTTCTGGCTGGTGGTATTAGAAGGTCAGCTATGATAAGCTTGTTTAGTCATGATGATGAGGAAATGATTACGTGTAAATATGGTAATTGGTGGGAATTGAATGAACAGCGTGGTAGATCTAATAATTCAGCAGTTTTAGAAAGAGGTGCTGTATCAAAATTAGAATTTGATGCTTTATGGAAGAGAATTGAGCTCTCTGGAAGTGGAGAACCTGGAGTGTATTGGACTAACAATTTAGATTGGGGCACCAATCCATGTTGTGAAATAGGACTTAGACCCTATCAGTTTTGTAATCTCTAAACTTTATGGAGATTTAAAACTCTGAGAATTGCTGGAAACTCTGACCACATAATGGTGAAGACAATCAGCAGCCGAGCCTAGAAATAGGAAGGTTCAACGACTAGTCGAAAGACGTACACTCAAGTGAGTGGAAGCACAGAGCCCCTGAAAAGGGTGATGATATAGTCTGAACAATATAGAAATATATTGATGAAAATTTGGAAATCTCGAATAAGTTTTGTAACTTTGTAAAAATACAAAATTATGAGAATAAATCGAGAAGGTTATAAAATATCTGAGACAGAACGAGAATGTACTAATTGTGGTACAATGTTCTTAAAAACCTCAAAAACAGTAACTCTTTGTAATAAGTGTAATTCAGAACGAGTAAAGTGTACAGATCCTGAATCAAAAATGTTACAACGAGCAAAAGGTCGAGCTAAACTAAAAGGTTTAGAATTTGATTTAACTGTAAAAGATATTATTATACCAAAATATTGCCCAATTCTAGGTTTAGAATTGATTTGCAAAACAGGAGTTTCAGGAGGACAAAATAATTCTCCAGCATTAGATAGAATAGATTCAAAAGGGGGCTATACTAAAACTAATGTAAGAGTTATTAGTCACTTAGCAAACATGATGAAAAGTTGTGCTAGTAATTCTGAAATGATAAAATTTGCAGATTGGGTTAATAAAAATATTCCAAAGGATTCTGATTAAGAAGTAACGCACTTAATTGAACATATGGTGAGGTGAATGTAAGCAATGTAACTAGTCAGGAAGACTTGAACAATCGTGTTTCTGTTGCTGCATTCTTTGGAACATTGCAGGCTGGATTTACAGATTTTCATTATCTGCGTCCTATTTGGCAGAAAACTACACAAAAAGATGCTCTCTTAGGAATAGGAATGACAGGTATTGCTAGTGGGGAGGTGTTAAAATACAACCTTCAAGCAGCTGCAAATGTTGCTAAACTAACCAATTCATTAGTTAGTGAGATGACAGGTATTAATGAAGCAGCTCGTATTACATGTATTAAGCCTAGTGGTACAACATCTTTGGTGTTAGGTACAGCTAGTGGTATACATGCTTGGCATGCTCCTTTCTATCTACGTACAATGCGCTTTGGAAAGAATGAAGACATTGCTAGCTATCTAATGGTTAATCATCCAGAACTAGTTGAAGATGACCAACTTAGACCAAAGGACACAATATGTGTACGCATTCCTGTTAAAGCTCCTGAAGGTTCTATATATAGAACAGAGACAGCTATTGACACCCTTGAGCGTGTTAAGAAGTTTTCTCAAGAATGGATTAAAGAAGGACATCTTAATGGAGACAATACACATAATGTAAGTGCTACAATTTCTATTGATAAGGATAGAAAATATGATGCTTTATTTGGTGTAATTGATGAATGGGAAGTTGTAGGAGAATGGATGTGGGAGAATCGTGAGCATTACAACGGTTTGTCAGTGCTACCCTATTTTGGAGGAAATTACGTACAAGCACCTTTTGAGGACATTACAGAAGAAGAATACAATAAAAGAATAGCTACATTACATTCTGTTGATTTAACTCAAGTGAGAGAAATGGAAGATGTTGTTGATTTTGGCCAAGTGGCAGCTTGTGCAGGTGGTGCATGTGAAATTAGTTAAAGCTATGCATGACAATCTTGTACAAAACATAATCAACTCAGTTTACATTAGTATTAAAAATAATAGATGAGAGATTTGTTTTAGTCTGTGTTAATAATAAAGCCCCTAATGTTTCTACATATAAGGGGCTTTTTTTTTGTTTTTATATAGACTATTTCGTATCTTTATCACCCTAAAAAAATAAATTATGGCAAAATCAAAAGAAGCTCCAGAGAGCAAAGGTAAATTTCAAGATGCTTTAGACAAGCTTAACAAGACGTATGGTGTAGGAACAGTTCTTACATTAGACAGCAAAACCACTGGTAACTATGACATATATAGTTCAGGAAGTGTAGGTTTTGATTACATCACACTTGGTGTAGGAGGATTTGTAAAGGGAAAGCTTTATGAACTTATGGGATGGGAAGGTACAGGTAAGAGTACAATATGTGGACATTTAGTTGCTGAGTGTCAGAAGAAGGGAGGTGTAGCATTATATATAGATGGAGAGCATGCATTAGACAAGACATATTTCCAGGCTTTAGGTGTAGACACTAATAAAATGCTTGTTGCTCAACCAAGTTGTGGAGAAGAAGGATTTAATGTTGCTATGGAGATGATTAACTCAGGAGGAATTGACCTTGTTATTATAGATTCAGATTCATCATTGATTCCTAAGAGACAGCTAGATGGTGATGTAGGTGATAGCACTATTGGTTATAAAGCTAGACTTAATAGTAATGCCTATCCAAAGCTTAAGACAGCTCTTTCTGATAACAATGTTTGTGTTGTTGTTATTAGTCAATATCGTGAGAAGATAGGTGTTATGTTTGGTAACCCAACGACAACACAAGGAGGACATGCTTTAAAATTTTATTCAGACATTCGCATAGAAGTGAGTAAATTATTAGCTAAAGAGGGAGATGTAACTTATGGTAATCTTACAAAGGTGAAAGCCACCAAGAATAAAATAAGTCCTCCATATAGACAATCTAGTTTTGAAATCATCTATGGACAGGGAATTGATAAGGTGGGAGAGATTTTAGAGCTTATTAACACGTATGAGGTGGGTAGGAAGTATGGTAAGACAATGACATTTGAAGATGTTAAATATGACCTAGAAGAGTTTAAGAGTATGCTTATGGACAACCAAGAGTTTTACGACAGTATTAAACAAACCATCCTTAATAAAATATGGAAAACTGTTGACACTCAACCAGTTGAGAATGAACAAGTGTAAAACATGTGGCGGAAATTGTGACAAAGAATATTGTTTTGGGTGCAAACCAAGAAAGCCATTAGCTCAGAGAAAAATGTTGGTTAATACCTACAAAAAGGGGAATGATGTGGAAAATAAACAACAAATGCATGAATTTTTCCAATTATTATGGAAAAAATTCCCTCATTATTCTATGATTAGTGGAAAATATTTAGGAAATGAACCTTTAACAATATTCTTTCATCACATTTTACCAAAAGAAAAATATCCACAAGCTTGTTTAGATGAAGAAAACATCATAATTTTGACTCTTGAAGAACATGAACAAGTGGAAATGGACATGTATAGATTTGAAGAAGTGAACAACAAACGTAATTATTTAAAAACCAAATACAATTTATGAATCAGTTTTTTTACACAAGGGTGGAAGGAGAAAAGACCTTTAATGACAGTTTTAATGTTAATTTAGTTATTCGTTCTGTAGAGAATGAAGATGGAACAGTGTTAGTGTTGCTTAATGATTTACATGAGCGCTCTCGTGAAGTTCCTGATATTAATGTTAAAACAAACAAGGTGGTGGGAATGAAACGCCAAAGAGATGTATTTCAGAGTGAAATTACACTAAGTAAAGAAGATGGAATTAGATTTAAAACTTTAAACGAAAAAGAATGGAATTTAAGAAACTAAGAGGCAATCGTGTATATTTAGAATTGCCCAAGAAAGAAGAAAGTAAGTTAGTTGTTGATGAAAACACTAAAGAAGCATTACAAAAGGAGATGTTAAAGAAGATGTCTAAGCTGAATGTGTATGCTGTAGGTGACCTTGTCACTGATATTATCCCTGGAGATGATGTGTTAGTTGACCCAAGTGCTCTCAGTAAAAGTCTTATTATTCCTCTGTCTGATGAAAAAGATGTATTATTAGTGTCACCTTTTGATATTATACACGTATGGTAGAAAATCTTCCATTTATTAGTGCGAAGTGCATAACTTATGGAAGGGTGGAAATGTTGGAGGAAAGCTTACATAGCTTCCTCCAGCAAGACTATCCTGCTGATAAGTGTGAGCTTGTAATCGTTAATGATTATCATCTGCAGAAGCTTAAGTTTGATCACCCACAGGTGAGAATATACAATCTTGATGAAACATTCTCCACTATAGGAGATAAAGAAAACTATGCTACAGAGCTCTGTAAAGGAGACATCATATGTCAATGGGATGATGATGATGTAGCTACTCCTTGGCATTTGAAGAATGTAGCCAAATATTTCACTGATGATGTGAATATTATGCATTGGAACCCAGGTGTGTTCTATAATGGTGATGGTATTACAGACATCAGATGGATAGGTAATTCTGGTATTGTTTTTCGTAAATCAGCCTGGAAAGCTATTGGAGGACATCCTATTGAGAATGCTGGATATGACATGACATTTATAGAGCGTTTACATGCTCATGGAGGAAGACTATTTGCTGAACCTCCTAAAGAAGAAGCAAGTTGGTTCTATATGTGGGGTGGAAGAGGCTATCATATGTCTGGACAAGGACATGACAAAGAAGGCAGTCCAAATGTTATACAGAGGCATAGTATGCATATAGAGAACATGAGAATGCAAGGCAAGATTCCCACAGGAGAAATAGAACTAAAGCCTTATTGGAAACAAGATTATCAACAAATATTAAAAGACTATGTTAGTAGACTTCATAATCCCAACATATAACAGACCTGAGCTGTTAAAATGCATGCTACATTCCTTAGTTGCTCAAATAGAGCCTGATTGGGGAGCACATGTTGTTATAGACAACCCTGATGATGTAGAGAACGTTAAGCTTGTAGAAAGCTTTAATGACAAACGCATTAGATGGTCAAAGATGGACAAGCGTTATAATGACTGGGGACATACACCAAGAGAATATGGTAAACAGCAAAGTGAGGCTGATTACATTATTATGACAGGAGATGACAACTATTACACTCCTAATTTTACAAAAGAACTTGATTCTAGAGCAATTGATAATCCTGGTATGATATATTGGGACATGGTGCATTCTCACTATCATTATGCGTATTTTAAATGTTTTCCTGGTGGAGGACAAATAGACATGGGAGCATTTGCTACACGTAGAGACCTTGCCCAACAAATTCCATTAGGAACAGAATATGCAGCTGATGGATGGTTTGTTGAGCATTTTAAACAAAAATTTCCATACGAAAACATTGCAAGAATAGACAAAGTGTTATTCGTTCATAACTAATTTATATGATAGTACAAACCATTCATGAAATCCTCAATCCATTTGATGTTGAGGTGAAAGAGCTAGGCTATGGTGTAGCTCTTTTTTTAATTGCTGGAAGTATACATAGTAATCCCCAGTTTATTATTAGATTTTATAAAACAGGAATTCTTCGTACAGTGGACCAAAACGATATTATAGTTTATGGTAATCCAACAGCAGGAGAATCTTTAATACCAAAACAATGATATTAACAGAAATTGCCAATAAGAATGGCACAGATAAAGGAACAGAGCATTATGAAGCTCATGGGTATACAGATCATTATGAGAAATATATTCCTTCTACAGGAAACTACACTCTCTTAGAGATAGGTGTGTGGCATGGGGATAGCCTAAGGATGTGGAAGGAATACAATCCTGAAATGAATTTACATGGTGTGGACATTGATCCAAGAACGACAAATTATGTTTCTCCAGATGAATTTAATATACATATAGGAGACCAAACAGATGAGAAATTCTTAGAAGATGTTGTTAAGCTTACAGGTCCCCTTGATTTTGTTATAGATGATGGAAGCCATGTAGGAGAACATATTGTAAAAAGCTTTGAAATCCTATGGAAACATGTAAAGCCTGGAGGTTATTATTTCATTGAAGATTTGCATGCAGGACAAGCTGATGCAATGAATACAAGTATAAAAATACTTGATATTATAGATGCTATGAAACCCCATCATGATCATGACTTAGTGTGGATAACTCCAAATATTATTTATACACGCTTTGCTGTAAACAATAAACTACTAATTTTAGAAAAACCATGACCCCAATTCCTGTAATAATAAACAATAGAAACCTTCTAACATGGCCCAAAGCTATGGTAGAGAGAATAAAACAATTTAAGGGTGTGGGAGAGATTATTATTGTAGACAATGATTCATCCTACCCACCATTATTAGAATGGTATGCTACTAATCCTTGTAGAATAGAGAAGCTTGATAGGAATGTAGGAATGGCTGCTCCTTGGTTAGCAGGTGTAGTGGCTAGGCTTGGTGTAGCACATTATGTTGTAACAGACCCAGATATGGGGCTAGCAGAAACTCCATACGATGTTCTTCTTCATCTAAAGGAGAAAATGCAAGAGCTTAATCTAACAAAGATAGGACTAGGACTAGACTGGCAGAGAGTGGAGAGCAAATCTCCTTATTATCAAAGACTCCATGTATACGAGAAAGATAGATGGGAGAAATCACGCATGGTGGATGGTGTGGCACTAGATGTACAAATAGACACTACATTTGCTTTATACGCTATAGGAAACTATTTTATAGGAGGTGCGTCTACAACATTTCCATATGTAGCAAGACATCTTCCTTGGGAATTCTCTATAGAAGAAGCAAGAAACAATGAGGAATTTCTGTATTATATACAGAATGCCACATCAGCCTCTTCCTACAAAACAATTGTAACGCTGTAAATAAAAAAGCCCTCGTAATTGAGGGCTTTTTCTTTATCGAAAGCTTCTTTAAGGGACCTACTCTAGAATAGGTGTTCACAACCTGAGTGTGCAGTTCTTATGAGATGCAGGAGAAGCGATTATTTTGACAATCTCTTTGATTTGAGAGGCCACATTTTACTTTTCAGTCTGCTTTTTGTATCACCTTCTTTCATGTAATTATCCTTAGGCTTAGGATTAATCACTTTAGGTGCTTTCTTTGGCTTTCCTGATTTCATTTAACAACCCTTTTTCATCATTCCACCCTTTTTCATCATAGATGCACCGTAATTAGCTTTCTTTGTACCTTTAGGTACCATAGAAGCAGCTTTACCACCCATTTTCATTTTTGTACCAGATTTAGCAATAACACCACGACCTTTTAATATATCAGCCTTAGTTACTTTACCATCCTTGTTTAAGTCAGGAAAACTTTTTTTCATTTTTGCCATGATTATTTAGATTTAGATTTTAATATGTTTCCAAGTTTTACCTCTATGAATATCTTTTATAGAGTAATAACTCAGTTCAAGTTTATCTGCTACTTGTTTAGGAAGACAACCACTTGCCAATTGTTTTTTAATTTCAACTACTTGTTCATCTGTAAGCTTAGCCATTTTATGACTAGAACCAGCTTTCCAATTTTTTGATAAGTTCTCTAGATGTTTGTTCCTATAAGTTTCATCTTTCCAGTTTTCTTTTTGAGAAACTGACTTTTTGAGTTTAACTTCTTCAGTTCTCTTTATTCCAAGGTTACTACCAGCAATCTTGGCTACATTATAATGTGGCTTTAGATTGTCAATATACTCTTGTTCTGTTTTAAGAATCTCCTCAGTAGGACACTCACAAATAATCTCAAACCTAAAGTTATCCTCTCCATGCTTATTCACTGCTCTGATTAACTTTACACATGTATTTTTACCAGAACGTATGTCGTGGATGTGAGTGTAATACCTTTTTATCAGATTATTTGTACTTCCTATGTAGAACTTATCATCAACATCATTAGTAATTTTGTAAATAACTCCTCCTTTTTGCTTCTCGGAGAAGTATTTCTGTTTACTTTCATTACTAATGGCTAATATCATTTTTCTTTAGCTTTAATCTTTCTCTCCTGAGTTAACATAGCTTTTGTAGGGGCTTTAGATTTAGCACCAGTTTTTTTATTCTGGGCTGCTTTGCTCCTCAAATTATCCCACAATCCACGTTGTGATGTAGAACCATCTTTACGTTTTAACATTTGTTTTGCCATAATATTAAGTTTTTAACACTTCCACTTTCTCAAACTCTTATTAATTCTGCTGTTAGGGTCATTAGCAGTTTTTGCACTTGTAAGCTTTTTCTTCATACCTGACATCCTAGCACAAAATGATTTCTTTCTAGGACCACCCTCAGGTTGAGGAGCTTTAAGACCAGGCTTTCCTGGATTGGCTTTGTTATAAGAAGCTCTACCCTTAGCATTAAGTCCTCCAGAAGGATTCTTTCCTTCCTTTCTTTGCCATGCAGGTGTAGTGCCACCATTCTTTAATGATGTACCATCTTTTTTAATAAGAGGACCATTAGGAACACGTGTAGGTTTCTTAATAGTAGCCATTGTTATTTCTTTTTAGCAGCTATTTTCTTAAAAGTTTTTGCTAACGCTTTAGCTTTACCAGTGCATCCAGGCTTTGTGATAGGCGTACATTTACCTTCTGTTCCTCTTTTCTTAATAGAGGCTGTAGCTTTTTGTATCCATTTCTCTGCCATGATGTTATTTCTTTTTAGAGCCAGTCTTCTTACCAGCTATTGTACGTTGTTGCACCTTTGTAAATGCACCTTTAGGATCTACCATAGGAGCTTTTGTTTTCTTAGTGAGAACACCTCCTGCTTGAGCTTTTTTCATGTTTAATGTTTTATTTAACCACTGATAAATTATTGAATGGTTCTGCTTCTTTAACAACATCAGCTTCAACAGCTTTAGCCATAACATTTTCAATTGCATCATTAGCTCTACTAGCTAAAAGAATTGTAGAGGCTTCTTGTGTGTTAAGAACAGAGCGAAGCGTGTTTAGAATTAATCCAAATTCGTGTCCTGTAATTTCAAATTTGTCATCAGGACTCCATGTATACTTTTTTGATGGGTCATACGTTGCCATAAATTATAATTTTGGTTTTAAAAAAACAAATGTAAAACAAATAAATCAAATATCAAAATCTAATTCAAATGTTATTGTTGCTGAACTTTTTATAGACTTACTTAAGCTTAGCTTTATTTGGAAAATGTTATGTAGTTTTAATATCTCCTCCAGAAGCATGTCTGTATACATAGGAACTGATGGAGCTAGTCTAAAATGATAGGAACGTGGGTTCTTTGTTATCTCCAATGCACAAAGTTCATCCACTGATTCTATAACTGCCTGAAGATGATTGAAATATATCACCTCATTATCTGGCATCACCTCAGGAAAAAACTTCTTATTTACTGTCATTAACTCAGAGTTAATAAATATTTTGCTTTTGCAGCTTCTCCAGATAGAGACTGGGCAATGTTCTCAATATCAGGCATTCCATTGGAGGAAGCATATGATTGTAGTTGAGTGGAGAATGCAAGTAAATTACCCACTACTGTATTAGGAACTCCTGAGGCGTAATTAATGAGCATTTCATGCTTTACAGCCATTGGTCTTTTTCCTGAATACCCCATCATTTTTTCTACAATCTCATCTTTGAAATCAAACACTTTGTCATACAAACCACCAAGAGCTTGGTGTTCTGCATAACTAGTTGTCTGCCAATGCAATAGATGCAATTGGTCAACAAAGTGTGTTAGCTTTGATGCAACTAAATCTAAGCTTAGCTCTCCTCCTGAAGAGCTAAGCATATCCTCTGGAAATAAAGATTTCATTAGGTGGTTGTTGTAGTGGTGGTGGTATAATTGCAGCATTCATAGCCTTGAATTTCCATCCACTTACCTACCTTGGGCATGTTCTTTCTCAGAATAAGGCTTCCAGCTACAATTCTTCCACTTCCATCGAAGCGAACATAAGCTTTTAAAGGACGAGCGTTTGACATTTTTTAATAATTAATAGGTTAGATTATATTTAATAGATAGGTCTTTTAACTTTTGTGCGTAATATCCTGTACACATTTTCTTAGACCTTTCATCGTTTAAAACATCGTTTAAATGTGGGTCTTGCGTAGGGTCTTGTCCTGTATGGTATTTACCCTTATAGAACATTTTGATAGGAGGTTGATCTCCACCTGCTGGCATTTCAGTTCCTACAGCTCCTGCATTATGAAGGATGGGGTGGTCTTTAAGTTTCTCTATTGGATCAGGAGCCCAAGAAAACCCCATTTCAGGAACTATCTTAATCTCTTTTTCTCTTAGTACAAGATTCCATAGAACAGCCCACATATCTGCACACCAACTTTGAAATCCTCTGTCTTCACTTTCAAAAAACTCCTTGTTTATCTTCAACAAGTAGTTTCTAATAACTATACAGTCTGTAATCACCTTGTTCCAGAAAGCAGCATCAATGTTCTTTAATAGATATTGAGCCCCTCCAGAATCACTGTTTATTGCTGTTAGTTGTTCTCTAGATACACCTACAACACTTGCTATTTCAGCAAGCACGTCTCTAGTTTTGTATTCTTCTAGTTTCTCAGGAAGAACATCTCTCTCCTTACTATCAAAATAATCAACGTTTATGTAGCTTAATGTATCAGACAAATAGCACACATCATCATCTATAAACTTTTGAACATCAAAATGTTCCATAAAAAGAACATCTGAATCACAATAGAATATTGCTTTATTTGCTAATTCTGGATGTGCCTTCCAATGTCTCCAAAGAGTGTATGGTCTAAGAACAGGAATATAGATTCCTAACAAAGAACTAATCTTATCTTCATCCTTGTAGAAATGGAATTCAGCTTCTGGATAGAGGTCTATCACTTGCTGCCATTTTGGATTCTTTTCTCTGTAATTAGGAATAAATATAAGCACAATTGCTTTATCACTCTCTCCTCTGTTCTTTAAGCTTTCAAGCCATAGATGCACTTGCCATGTGTAATACGTGTCATCTGGTTGTACGCAGACATACTTAAAATCCTTCATATATGTAATTATTGGTTTATAATTTGAGCTTTTATGCTCCTCTGAATCCTGTCACTGTTAAATATACAACACCACTAGTTGTTGATGTAGGTATTAAAAAGTTAAGATTTGCATCAGGTGCACTTCTCAACGGTGTAGGGAACTCAATGCTTTGAGGAGTAGTAATTGCTGTAGTTGCAAGCCTTAATCTAAACAACACTCTATAACTATTAGCAGCTGTGGCTGCAACAGATGGTGCAAGATTTGAACCAAATATAGAAGCAGAGATGTTATATGTTGTTGGAGAACTAACGTCAGTTACGTAATAAAGAGTGTTTGTTGTAAGACCTGTACCTCCAGTGAGAGTGTTATAAATAACAGTGTCTCCCACCTTCAAGTCATGAGGAGTGGTGGTGGTTACAAGTCCTGTACCTGTAGCAATAGAAGATACAGACAAAAGTCCATCTAAAATAAGTAAGAACCCAGCTGCTCCAAGTGTATCTGTACTTAATATAACAGAGGAAACATAGTTTCTAAGACCATTATTTTGTGATTTTGGAACAAGTCCTTGAACTGTCACCACTGTACCAGCAGACTGTACCACTGTTGAATAAGCTGTATCTTTTGCAGGATTTGAATAAGCTATTGAAGAAAGTCTTTCAACAGCCTTAGCTACATACCATGTGTTTGTAGCTTCAACACTCTGTCCTATTTGTCTATTTGGTATCATATTTAATGTTTTGTATATTGCAAATATATATTATTTTCCTTGTCCAATATATTTACTTTTGGATTTATCCTTTGGACCCTTGCTTTTTCTAGCTTTTCCACCTTTTCTTTTACCAAAAACTGTTTTTCTAGAATCAACTGCTCCCTTTTTCATTTTCTATATTGATTTAATGTTAAAGCTATTTTACGAGCAATTCCATGTTTATTAGATTGATAGAGCTTCATATCTAGAGCATTTGATAGAAAACATGCTTCAAGAAGAATATTTTCAGCTCCAGGTCTCATCCAACCAAGAGTTTTTCTTGCACTCTGAGATTCAGGTCTTACACCTCTACTTTTAAAACCAAATATTGTAAAGCATTTAAGAAGCTCTAGTCCTAATGTTCTTTCAAAGCTAGAAGACTGGTCAGGAATAAACACTTCTGTTCCTTTAGCATCTGGACCAGCAGAGTTCCAATGTATGTCTAAAAGAATATCACCTGTGGTGAATTTACCTCTGAGCCATAAAAGAGTTTGTTTAAGAGCATTCTTATCATCATCTACTAAAGCGCTGATTCCCAATGCTTTAAGCTCAGCTACAATTAAGTTTCTGAGTTCTATTGCTAAGTCACGTTCAATGTAGCCATTTCCTGAAGCTCCAGGATCTACACCACCGTGTCCAGCTGATAGGATGATTTTTCTAGCCATTGTCTTCAGGAGTTTCACTAAAAAAGTTAGAAATAAACTTACCAACTATAGCAACAATCATTACAATAGTTCCTGCAACAGGATGTCCATTGAGTACAATTATAGTGCCGCCAAATGTTCCTGCAGCAGCTAAACTATCACCCAACACTCTAAGTCTCTTAGGTGTAGGGGCAAAATAGTATTTCCAGCCAAACTTAGTTTTCATTTCTTGATTTTTAATTTCCAATAACTATCAATTCCATAAACTACTGTTCCTTGTGTGGATATTCCTACATTAGCTCCAAAGAGCTGATCTTTCTTTGTCTTTAGCATTACACCAGCTCTAACCTGATTGATTAGAGCATTTTGACTAGCACCTATTCCACCACCTATATAAAGCTGATTTTTAGGCTGTTGGTGAATTGTTATGGTTTCTTTGATGATGGGATATTTAACCTTCACCTCTGTAACCCTACCTATAATTAGGTTCTTTTGAACTGTATCAGTTATTTTTACGTATCCATTCGTATCAATACGTATACTGTCTGAATGTATGTTCTTTGCTAACAGTTCTTTTACCACCTCCTGATACTGTCCTACTAATTTATTGTAATTGGTGTCAGGAATGTAGTGGTTTATAATAGTGTCATGTGATGTTATCTGTATTGTCTTTATAACACTTGGTTTACTAGCTATCAAGGAATCCTTGACAACCCATACTGTATCTCTTTTGATAGAAGGAGGAATTACATCTTTTTCACCCCCACCACATCTCTGTAACAAAATCACTGTCAAGAGAACAAGAACAATGAAATTGAGAACATTAGACTTTATAAAATCCATATTATTTCTTAATTGTTGTATACACTCTCAGAACAAATTCAGCTGCCATTACAATAAATCCTAAAACAGCAAGTATCCAGTACACTTTCTTTTTAAAATCCTCAAGTTCTGCCACCTTTTTATCAAGAACGTGAATTCTAGTCTTTTCAATATGTATAATCTTTTGATCAAAGGATTCTAAAAGTTTAACAAATCCACCCTGTTTTGTCAAAGCATTACCCAAAATGGCATCCACCACTTGTGTAAGCTTTGTATCCATAGAAGTGAGTTTCTCCTCCATATCTGTAAGACGTTGGTCCATGCTTTTAAGTTCATCTTTTACTTGTTCTTCAAAATGTGTTGATTCCATGAGAAAGGTTACATTGTAGGGAGTTTAAATAAAAAAACGCTAGTCCTTATTGAAAAGAATATAGCGCAAGTGTAATTAATATAGCAGAGAGCTGCATTTACGCAAATTTATAATTTAATTTTGAAACTACCAAATATTTATTTAACTTTGTTCATTATGAAAATACTCTACGTAGCTCCACATTTATCTACAGGAGGCATGCCTCAATACCTGTATAAGCAAATTAGTTATTTCTGTAAAGAACATCAAATTGAAGTGGTGGATTACACCAATTCAGGAGGTGATGCATTTGTTGTACAGAAGAACAGAATCAAAGAGCTTGTACCTGTACACAACCATATTCTTATGGAAGTGTATGAAAGAATGGCTCCTGATGTAATTCATTTTCAGGAGATTCCTGAAACATTTCTTCCTTCAGATGTTCTAGAAGTTCTATTTTCTATAGATAGAAAGCATTTTAACATTGTTACACCACATAGTTCAACTGTTAACCCAGACACTATTTCCTACCATCCAGACAAATATGTATTTGTTTGTAAGTGGAGCCAGGATAGGTTTGCCCATTTAGCTGTAGATAGTGATGTGTGGACCTATCCCACAAAACTCCATATATATGATAAAGCTAAGGCTAAAGCAGCTGTAGGCTTTCGTGAGGGAAGTAAACATGTCCTTCATGTAGGACTATTTACACCAGGAAAAGATCAAGCAGAGCTGTTTGAAATAGCTAGAAAGGTGGTTGGTCTTCCTATTCAGTTCCATTTTGTAGGTAATCAGGCTAGTAATTTTGAGCACTATTGGGGCCCATTAATGGAAAACAAGCCTTCTAATTGTATTGTTTGGGGAGAAAGAGATGATGTAGACACCTTCTACAAAGCTGCAGACTTGTTCTATTTTCCTTCTAAATATGAGCTATACCCCCTGTCTTTGCTAGAGGCTCTGAGCTACAATCTTCCCTGCATGTTTAGAAAGCTTCCTTCTTATTTAGATGACTTTGATAAAATGGAAAATGTCACATATATTACAGAAAACGTGACAGAAAACAAATCTCTTCTTCTTAAAACCCTTCAATTATGAGCATTTACAACAACCTTGTAAAAAACCAATCTGCAGTTAATAACCGTGTAGAAATCATTTGTCACTTTGTAGATGGACCTTATTTAGAAATCCTATCTCCTATATCTGCTACATATGTTGTAAAATTCATAGATGTAGATAAGAACCTAGTGGTGTATGAAACTACCATTAATAATAACAACTGGTCAAAAGCTTCCACCAAATACTTTGTTAATTGGAAGATAGAAGTGTACCAGAACAATAAACTTATATATGAACATGCATATAATGCTGCTGGTAAGAATGTTTACATCTCCATAGAAAGTTCTTCTTTGGGAGATGGTCTTGCCTGGATGCCTTATATTGAAGAATTTCAGAAAATACATCAATGTAATGTAATTGTTAGCACTTATTTAAACCATCTGTTTGAGAACGAATACAAATCAATAAAGTTTGTAAATCCAGGAGATGTAGTGGAAAACTTATACGCTATGTATAAAATAGGGTATTTTTACAATCCAGAAATGGAACCTGTTCTTCCTCATACAATTCCTCTTCAGAAACAAGCTTGTAACATATTAGGTATTATTTATAATGAGGTTAGACCAAGAATAACCCATGTTCCTAAAAATGTATATGATTTAGATAAAACTATAACAATAGCTACAGAATCAACAGCTGGATGTAAACTTTGGACAAATGAGGGATGGCAAGAGCTTATTAATTTTCTTAATCAACAAGGATATACAGTGATTAATGTCTCCAAAGATGGATTTCCTTATGAAGGATGTACAGTGATACCATTTGACCCAACGCTTCAAGCTCCTATGGATGCAATAGCAAGTAGCAAATTGTTTATTGGACTTGCTTCAGGAATGAGTTGGCTAGCTTGGGCTCTATTTGCGCCTGTTGCAATAATATCAAACTTCTCAGAAGAAGGACATGAGTTTTTCTCAGAGATTCGTATTACAAATACAGATGTTTGTCATGGATGCTGGAACAGTCACCGCTTTAAATTTGACAAAGCAGATTGGAATTGGTGTCCTGTTAACAAAGGAACAGACAGACAATTTGAATGTCAGTCTTCTATAAGCAGCCAAATGGTTATTAATCAAATACAAAGATATATATGAACATAGACAATTTCATATGGGAACCAATCTGCTATCCAGGCTTTAAAGAAACTGTTATAAAAGAAATCTTTGATGATAGGTTGTACGAAACCTTCTTTCTAGTTGAAGAAGGTGATGTAGTTTTTGATATTGGAGCCAGCCTTGGACCATTTACATATTCTATTCTACCTAGAAAACCTAAACATGTATTTGCTCTTGAGCCAAGCTATGAGGAATTTAAAACCCTTGTTCTTAATACACGTCATGGAAATGTTACACACATCAACAAGGGAATATCAGACTTTGTAGGTGAAATGCATTTCCAATATGCCTTTGATAAAACACATAAAATGTATGCCACCACCTTTAAAACTATTATAGAGCAATATGGAATTCAGAAAATAGATTTTCTTAAGACAGATTGCGAAGGTGGGGAGTATGATGTGTTTAACATTGACAATCTATTATGGATTAAGAACAATGTTAGAAAGATTGTAGGAGAATGGCACCTAGGAGAACAATGGATGAAGAGCAAGTTTAAAGCTTTCAGAGATGTCTACCTAAGAGTTTTTCCTAATTATAGAATCTTGTCTGTGGATGGAGTGGAAATCACCTCTCAGTTGTGGAGTGATGATTTTATTTCTCATTATACAGAAGTGATTATATTTATTGATAATACAGTTATTTCCACGTCCCACTAACTTTTATGGTATTGCAGTGGCATAAGCGTTTATAAGTATATTAATCCTATTGCTTAAAGATGTTAAATTCAAATTCTCTCCAATAGAATAAAAAGAAATTCTTCCGTTATAATATGGACTAACTCCACGACCAAAAACATTTATAGTTTCAGAGAGTGGAGTTTCGGAAGTCAATGTATTTGTTACAGGAATCCCTGAAATTATTGCATTAACGTTAGATGAGCTGTTTCTTGATATTCCATGAAAGCCCGTTAGTTTTGTAAATGTAGTGCCAATAACCGAGGTAGTACTTTGACTCCGAATGAAGTAACGACCATCACCTAAGTTAGATATTTGTGAAGTTCCAGCTAAAGAACCTCCGACTCCAATTAAACCAACAGTAGACGTCTGAGAGTCTACCGCAGTAACCCAAACCGCTAAGTGTTGATTATTCTGAGGATCAGCGTTGTTGTTTCGGTTGGTACTGATAAATTTTGTTGTGCCATCTCCAATAGGGCCAATCTTGCGATTATAGTCTGCATTAACAAAATTATTGTTTGTTGGAGCGGTTCCTACCAATGGAACTAATGCACCATTTAAGGTACGAGCACCTGCAAGAATACAGCAAGCTTTAATTGAGTTCCATATACCATCGCTTTTGCAACCAACCACAAAGTTATTAATAGCTACCTTAACACCCTCTTCAAGTGCGGCACCATCAGCGGTTTCCACTGCATTTATATATGTTAAAGCATCTGCATCAAAACTAGAGCCTTTCCATACCCCAGCTATTTTAATGTATGGAGTGGTTATTTTCCAAATACCCCCCACTCTTGTGTATGGAGTTGCTAGTTTCCACGTTCCGCTAACTTTTATCCACACTTTTACTCCTGCTGGAGCAGCTCCTGACCCTAATGAGGGCATCCTTATTCTTAGTGGCATAGCTTAATAGTTTTAGTTGTCTCCTATTAATGGTGGTCTATTGATATACGGGTGTGTTGGTAAAAGGCTTGTAATCATTCCCCATTTCCAAGCAAGATACCCTTCTAATATTTGACGAGTGTTGTTGCTGACAATAGACGAAAGAATTATGACTTCTGCAATGTAACCGACATGCAGAACTACGTTATTACCTGCTGCTCCAATCTGTAAAACAAACGAAGCATCGGTAGCAACTGGAGCATTTATGTCCACATTAGCTTGCGTGAGAGTACGATTAATTCTGAGAAAAGATCTGTTAGCAGCCACTCCGTTATTGGGGTCGGCAATTAGGGAAATGATGACAGGAGTATTAGCTGGGTGTACGCCATTTGCAGTCGTATTACTTGCAGCAACCTGACCAGTCACTCCTCTTGAGATTTGCGAAATTATCGCATCGTTTCTCGAAGCACTGGCACGATCGTCGTAGATAATGTAATAACCAGTGTTCGCTGACGCAGCTCCATTGTTCCCAAGCAAAGTGTAAATCGTATTAGGGTCAGCAACATTTCCTGCTTTCCAGACAGCAAAGACACTTGAGCCATTTGTATTATGAAGAAAATTCCATGTTGCCGCTGTATTAATAGAAGTCAAGTATTGTGAACCATTAAAAGAAAGAACGGATTTACCATTTAACTCATTAAGCGTGAGAGTTGGTTGCGCTATACCTGTGCCTTGTGTTACATTTCTTCCAAGTCCACTTTTATCTCTCCACTCAGAAACTCCCGTTGCAACAGTGATTGTTGAAATATCAGAAGCATCTAACCAAAGTGCAGTTCTTAGCACATCAGGACTCCATAATCTATTTTGAATAACTGCTTCATCAACTCTATTTACTCCTCTTGGCATATTGTTTTATTTTAAACTATATCCTCATTCCAAGGACGGATGTATAATTCATTACCACTTGCAGCAAATGCCACTCCTGCGTTATTAATAACACTTATTCTCATTGAATAGGGATAGAGACGTGCCATATTCACCACAGCCACTTTTGCAGATGCTCCTGACGTTATAGGAATTACATATTGGTCTCCACCAATCCTATCTGCGGTATCCGTCCCATCGTTATAGGTTACACGAACAGTGATGGAGCCACCTGTTGAAGGTGTTATGGAACCAAGTTTAATTGTAACTGTTCCATACAAATCTCTATTTGTACTATTATCGTAAGTTACAGCAGTTGATTCTCCTAAGTTAGCTAGAGAGTTAAGTGTTGTACTTGCAATGTTACTAGACCTTGCTGAAGGTGTTGCCCATTTTGCTATTGCCATAATTGTCTGTTTTTAATGTTATTCTCCTGGTTCTTCTATTGGTGGAGGAATTGGTTCAGATGTTGTTGTTGTAGATGTTGTTGGATTTGGACTTCCACCTGGATTTGCTCCACGTTCTATTCCTACAATACGTGCATCTATATTTTGATAATTATTTAATGCTGCCCAACTCTCACCGTATTCTGTTATATCTTTTTGAACAATCAAAGATAGGAGAATTTGTTTAGTTTGAGAAGATATTATTCCTGCTGTTTCTAAATTATTTGCTATTTCTCCGTATCCAGTTAGGTAGCTTGGGTTGTTCATGTCAAGCTCATCAAATCCGTTTAAAGCTTCTAGTACATTGACACATAATGCTTTAGTAGGATTTGTACCACTCAAAGATAATTCCTTTATGACAGCATATTCTCCTCCTATAATCAACATTCCTTTAATGTCTTTACACACTATTGGAACATATTTTTGTACAATGGTTGATGGTTGTTCATTCAATTTATTGGCTATGAACCAATCAGGAACGCTTTCTGATGTGCCTTCAAAATCATCTTTATGAAGAAGGGCTAGTTCATTAATTTTGTCTATTAGACTCATGTCAAACTGTATTACGTATATTGTAAATAAATATCACCATCAACACCACCAGAAGGAGCTGCTGTTCCAGATGTAATTATCTTGTTAGCTCCTACACTATTGAAGCTTATTGTTCTTGCAACAGAACCATCAAATGTACTTGTAGGAGCATCTCCTGTTCCAGCAGAGCTGAATGTCAATGGGTTAGTGGTTACACCACCACCTGCACCAGAAGTACCACTTGATCCTGAGGTTCCTGCTCCGCTAGTTCCACTTGTACCTGTTAAACCACTAGAGCCGCTAGTTCCTGCTGTTCCATTAACGCCACTAAGTCCTGATGTACCAGCAGTTCCTGATACACCACTAGTTCCAGTAGCTCCACTACTACCACTTGTACCGTTTATTCCAGATGTACCTGAGCTACCAACAGCACCATTTGCCCCACTAGTTCCACTTGAACCTGAAGCTCCAGAAGTACCAGATGTGCCAGAAGGAGTTGATGTAATAATAAATAATACATCGTGGTTATTTGGAAAAGAAAATGTAGAGGTTCCTAATGTAACATTAAGTGTCCAATATGTAGTGAAGTCTGTTTTGGAGGTGACTGTCCAAGTTTGATATTGGAGGTGGTTATTTTTATCTTGAATTGTTATCAATGAACCATTTGGAATATTTGATAAGAATATGTCAAGGTTGTTACTAAGATCATCTGTATCACTTATATTTAACTGAGTGGCACTTGCTTGTGTGGCATTGTTCCAAATTATAAATCCAGATCCTGGGTTACCACTTGTAATAGTGGTTTTTGCTCTATAGTTAAAGAATGAGTTAGAAGACCCACTAGTTCCTGAACTACCTGTACTACCAGATGACCCACTACTACCAGACACTCCTGATGTTCCTGAAACTCCTGATGTACCATTTACACCAGATGTACCATTTACGCCACTTGTTCCATTGGCTCCATTAACACCTGACGTACCGTTTATTCCACTTGTACCACTTACACCCCCTGAACCTGATGTTCCACTAGTTCCACCTCCACCTGATATACTCACTCTAGCTACACCACCACCAAGGTTGGTCACTGTAGCACCAACAAAGGATAATTGTGATACACTATTTACAGTGGTTGTACCATCTGTAGCTGATAGGGCTGTACCTGTACCAGAGCTTCCTGATGTTCCATTAGCTCCACTTGTGCCAGATGTACCAGCACCACCGCTAGTTCCATTAATACCACTAGTTCCACTTGTACCAGTGCCACCATTAACACCACTAGAGCCACTTGAGCCACTAACACCTGAACTACCTGATGTGCCACTAACACCACTTGTTCCGTTAGAACCATTGATTCCTGATGTACCATTAAGTCCACTAGTGCCATTAGCCCCAGATGTTCCAGAGCTTCCTGTAGCACCGCTTGTACCAGTAGCACCAGAAGTTCCTGAGCTACCACTAGTTCCGTTGACACCAGAAGTGCCATTAATTCCTGAGGTGCCTGATGTTCCACCACCACCTCCTCCAGTGCCTGATGTGCCTGAAGATCCACTAACACCACTTGAACCAGAAGTGCCAACACCAGATGTACCACTAGAGCCATTTGCTCCTGCAGCCCCTGATGTACCACTAGATCCACTAGCTCCGCTAGAGCCTGTAGCACCAGATGTTCCACTTGTTCCTGTTCCTCCACTTGTTCCTGAACTACCATTTACGCCTGATGTTCCAGAAGAACCTGTAGAACCACTAGAGCCTGATGTGCCATTAGAACCTCCTGCTGCACCACTAGTACCAGAGCTACCACTTGCTCCACTAGAGCCCGTTGCTCCAGAACTACCACTAGTACCTGATGTACCAGTTCCTCCTGTACCTCCACCGCCCCCAGCAGCAAATGTAGCTTCTATCTTTTCAATAACCACTTGAAGGTTATCATTATTGTTGATTTTTGTATAAACAAGATTGGGCCCTTCATAGAACACACATTTTGCATCTAATATGACAGGGCATGGATTTGCACCACAAACAGGGTTTGTGCTACAATGAGAAGGGGGAGCAGCACAACCTGCTGTCCCATATGGTAGTATAGATGGAAGTACGTTCATTAATACACTATTTTTAAGAATTCGCCTGTACGATAGGTTTGACCAACTGTAAGACCAGCAGCTATAGCAGCTGCATTGTTTGCATATTCAGGAGCTCCTGTTGGTTCTGTAGATAGAAGAATTCTCCAGTCTGTAGCACCTGTGCCTTTTGTTTGAGCGTAATACAGGTTTTTGTTTCCTGATGTTCTAACGTAGAGTTGTCCTAAATATAGAGAAGAAACTGCAGGAACAGCTGTTCCAGAGATGGGAACTAGATTGGTATCAATCTTTTGAAAAGCCACTTGAACAGAGTCAAGAGGGCTAATCTGTGTGTTTGGCAATAAGGTTCCATTGTACAGAATACATAGAGCGTTCTCATAAGTGGAACATGTAGGGCAAATTTGTGCGGTTCTCATATAGGCAAAATTAGTTGTTATAAATAGATTTACAATGGGTTATTAATAGAAATATGGTATAATATAGCTATCATCGTATTCCTGATTGAGATTGAACTTTTATACCTAAATCTTTGGCTAAGTCTGGTAAAAACATAGGAATGTAGGTTTGTCCAACATTTGAAACAGGAAAGGTTTTCATTAGATATTTTATAGGATAGGCTTTCTTTTGCATTTCTTCATCACCAATAGCCATTCCATACATTTCTTTAGAGAAGTTGTTAATCAATTTTGTATAGTTGGTAATTAATGTCATGGAAGGAAATATTCCTCTAGAAATCAATCCTTGAATACTTGTTGGGTCATAGAAATACATCAACTCATCTCTTAGTTTATCAGTGGCTCTGAGTAAAAACTTATATTGATTTTTAACTACAGGGTCTTCATCATCATCTGGTTCATATGCTTTAAGCGCTAAGAACAAAGACATTAGTGTTAAAAGAAACACAGTGTCAACCATTTGAGCTTTGATATTAGATCTAACAAGTTCAATAAATTGAGCTTCATCCATTTTTAAATCTTTCCCTGTTTCTTCTTTGTATTTTTTAGACTTTTCTTCATATAGGGTTTTAATCTTATCTATCATTTTTTTATCGTTTCCAAAGATTGCACCTTTTAAACTACCAAGGGATTTAAGTGTATCTTTAGATAAATATGCAAAAATAGTCCTTGTTCTTCCCCACTCATAAGCATCTGAACCAGAGTTGTATTTTAAATCTCCAAATCTAACATCCACTTGACGAGGAATCCAACCCTTGAAAACCATAAAAGATTTTCCATATATATTGAGATTGATAAGACGATTATCATCCTCAGATAGATTACCTAATGCATCTTTAGTTAAAGCTTGTACCTTTCTTCTTATATCTACAACACTTTCTGATTTTCTTTCTACCCCAGGTATAACAAGTTTACCATCTTCTATCTTGCTGAGTTTTAACACTCCTTTTTCCTCAATAAGTTTTTTTACGTCTTCTTCAAATTCCTCATCAAGCTTTTTTCTTTCTTCAACACCAACATTAAATCTATTAGCATACTTTTCTAAGTTTCTCACCTCTTCTCTAGCATTTTTAATAACACCATCTTCTACAATTGTGTTCTTAAGAAACGACCAAAAGTTAGTAACTTGTACAGCTACATCAGAATTTCTCATAAGACCCATTATAAACTCTTGTACATTCTCCTGACTTAACTGATTGATAGACAGCTTCTTAGCAAGCTGTTTAGTTTGGTCTTCTGTTAAAGGAAGAAAATAATCTAGAGCAGCAATATACTTATCTCTATTTTCTCCACCCATCATTTTATTTTGGAAAATCCATGTACTAGAAGCTACAAAATCACTTTTTGTAAACCATTTTCCAGAATTAATAATAGATTGAGCACTACCACCAAAAAGGTTTGATAGAGCAGAAAGAGGGTTTAGTCCAAGTGTGATTAGCTGAAAGTTATTGTTAATATTGTTTATCACTTTGTTTAAACTTATTTGTCTTTCTGACATGTTTTCATCAAACAATTTAACTCCAAGCTTATCATTAATTTTCTTTCCCCAATCACCCATTTTACCAAGAAGAACATCAAAGGTTTCACTTTCTAGAAACTTCTGACCATAGAGAATAGCACTTGTCATATCTTCTATAATCTGGGTGTTTGTAGTGTTATCTCTTGTGTATTCTGTTTCGCCATTAGGTTTAACACGAGTTTTGCCCCACCAAGTGGTAGCTATTGCCTTTTTGTTTTTCTCTAAGTTGATGAGAGCTCTAGCTTGATATTCAACATCACTAAGATATTTGAATCTTAGAGCCATTTCATTATATAAAGCCATTGTACGGAAAAGATCTACACTCACTTCTCCTTCAATCTCTGATGTAAAATACTTAGGAATCTTTTGAACAGGTCTACCTGTTTTGAAGTCTAATTTACCCATTCCAACATCTCCCTGGTCAACGCTAATGCTTCTTAAGAATTGCTCTCCTAATGATATTTTTCCTCCAATAAACAGTTTTTCAGAAAGTTCTTTTCTCACCCAAGGAAGAAACACCCTAGTTTCAGCTTTTGATAAATAGCCAAACTCAGCATATTCTTCATTCTTTTTCTTTATATAGTTATAGAACTCTAGAGCTGGAGCATTTTCAGGTTTATTTAGTTCTTTCCATTCTGGAGATTCCCATTTCTTATTAGGAAACTTTTTAATGTCTTTGTACAATAACCATCCTACAGAGTCAATATAACTAATGTTATATAAATCATTCACCTTATTCTTTTCAAACACTATCTTTGCACGAATTTTAGTGTTAATAGGTTCATTTTCAGGAGTTTCTGCAAGAAGAATATTCTCAGGCTTGTTTTCTATTCTTAAATGTTCTTTTTCTATCTGTTCTTTTAGATAGGCAGCATAAGCCTCTTTATCAATATTTTCTGAAATCCATTTAATATCCTTTTCATCTATCTTCTTTTTTAATGTAGAATAAAATTCAGGAGAATATTCATCAATAAGTTCATTCTTATCAGACAAACTCTCTGTATATCTATCCTCAATCTTCTGCAAAGCTTCTTTATATCCTTCAGCAGAAAGATTGTTCTTGTTTTTTTCTAGTTCTGCTATATCATTTTTACGTCTTTCTTCTCCTTGTTTCTTATAAACCTCTGGCTTTTTTCTAATTATATCAAAGTAGTTACTAAGTTTCAATCCCTTAGATCTAGCCCATTTATCATATCTCTCCTTTATTCCAGATAGTATAGAAGTTTCATCTGTTGCATCTGCTTTTGCATAGAACAGAGCTCTGTTAATTTTCTTATATAAAGCTTCTACAGACTTAATTTGCATTACAGATGTACTTGAAAACCATTTACCTAGTCCTCTAATTGATCTTTCTGCATTTTTAACTCCTGTAACTCTTTCTTTACCAGCAACAATATCGTTTGTAAAATTTTCATCCACTTCTTCTAATTCTGATAATAGCATACGAGCCTCATCTACAGAATCTCTCAATTCTTGTTTAAGTGCTTTGTCTTCTTCAGAAAGCTCACCACTTCCTATAAATAAGGATTTTAATTCAATATCAAGTTCTGTATAAAGAGTTAAGGAATAAATAGCGTTTTCAACATCACTAGAAAAGTCATTAATCACTTTTTCCCATTCTAATCCTGAGAAAGATGTTGGGTCTTTATCTTTAAATTTGCTATTATATTGCTCAATAATAAATCTTACATTTTTGTTATATATACCAGCTTGTTCTATAAGAGGTGCTATATTCTGTCTCATTTGAAGCTGCCTGATAGCAAAGAATAAAGCATTCAATTGTTCTGCCTTGCTTTGTTTTTCAGAAGGAAGAGCCTTCTTTTCAGATATTCCTTTATATATATTGTTAAGTTTTTCAAGAAGTTTATCTATCTTTTTGTTTCCAGTGGGCTCCCTTTCAATTCCTACAGGAAGTAAATAAGGGTCTAAAATGTTCTTAGTTTCAACATCTCCAATAGACACTCCTAATAGTTGAGGATATATTTTGTTTAGAGCGTCTCCTTTAGAATAAGTGGCTATGATTGGAATCATTCTTGCTTGTTCAATGTTTTCAGGCTTCACTCCATACATTCTTGAAAGAATGTTTATGTATGCATCCATTTGTTGTTGCCAAGCATTAATCTTATACCAAGGAATATCACTAGTTTGTTGATACTCATTTAAGCCCATGAATTTCCAGTCAAGAACTGAAATTTGTCCTGTTGGACGTATGGCAATAAAATCCACTGTACCTGCTAATCCATTGGCTGTCTTGCTATTATAAATAATTGTTTCAGAAAGAAATCTAGTTTTTCCTCCACCAAGATTGTTATTAAAATATAGAAGGCGTTGATAAAGATTTTCTTTTAATGTTTCATACATTGTTCTATCATCAGGATCAATCTGAGAAATATAGGTTGAATCATCTAGAGGAACATCTCTTAAATATCCATCTTCATCTACAAATAGTTTAAACACCTCTTCAAAATCAGCATGTCCAGCTGTACCCTTTTCTTTCTTTAAATCATTTACAGCTTTGGTCCATTCACTATCTGCTAAAGCTTTGTCTGAAAAAACCTGGTCATACCAACTCTTAACAAGATCTGTAACCCTGGGAATCTTTCTTCCAGTTGCTTTGTCAAAATAACCATCATCTCCTCTTTTATCAATAGTAAACTTAGAAGCTTTTAACAGGTCGTACAATCTATCTTGTTCAGATTTTTGAAGAAAATATTCTCCTTCTTCTTCTCTAATATCATCAGCTGTACCAAATTTCTTTCCAGATATAATATCAAATATAGCTTGGTCAAATCCTGATTTGGCAAACAATGATGTAATATAATCCAATATTGTTTTCCACCAGCTCTGAACCTTTGCTAATAGCTCAGGTTTTTCTGTAAGACCCTCAGTCTTATTTATAATCTTCTCTACTAATAGTTTTGCAATAGCTTCTTCTTTAAGCTTTACAACATTAGGTTTTCCATCAATTTGATATTTTGGGTCATTGCCATATTGCTCAAACACCTCTGACTTAATTCTGTAATCATTAATCTCACTCATGAGCTTTTTATACAGAACAGGATTAGTTTGTTTTATAATAGCCACTACAAAGTGCATTGTTTCTTCAGGAAGAGCTGTATCTTCTTTTCCTTCAACCACTTGTACAATTCCTTCCATCACCTTTGCTATACCGTCGGAATCTAATTTCTTACCATTAACTACAATTTGTTTAACTCCTTCATAGTTAACTCCCATATTCTTTAACAAATCTTTAACTAAAGCAATCACTTTAGGTGATGCTGTAGAAGATGGCATTGTTTCTTTTTGTTCAAAAAGCTGACCAGGAGTGACAGTGGCTTTGTTTGGAGTTATTTCTACAACCTTTACTAATGGATTTTTAGTAGATTTTATAGTGAATAACGTGGGGTGTTTAGCTGCCAAATCTATCATCAATCTTAGATTGGGTTTAAACACTGTTTCTATTTGCTCTTGGTTATACACCAAGCTTCCTGTGCTAGTCCATCCTTTTGTAATAAAAACTGCATCTTTATGTTGGCTTATCACTCCCTTCAAAAGAGAAAGAATGGCTTCTTTTGATAAATTGGGGTTTTGCTCAAGAGCAAAGTTTACAACATTAAACATGTCTTTTTTATAAAACATCATCCATGTTTTAAACTCTTTTACAGAAGGATAGTAGAAATCATCAGATAGTCCCTTTACGTCAGAGGAATACTTTCTGACAAAAGTTTCAGCTAGTTTCTCTCCATATACACTGGAAAGCTTTTTGAATTCAGGATTGCTTTTATTTATGCAAACACTCATAATCTACATTTTAACATTTCTATAAACTCTGATTCTTTTATATCAAATGGCACCTCTAACAGTTCATTTATAATATCTTCCATGCTTCCAAGCTTATCTCTATCTTCCTGTGATAAGGAGTTATAAAACTCACCAACAGTGATTGTTGGTGATGTGGCAGGAGCTCCTTGTTGAGAAGCTGGAAGAGGCGTGGAAGTTTCTGGTTGAGCAATATTGTTAACTTTATTGCTAATTTCAGAAGGCGTGATTTTAACATTTGCTGATTGAGGAAGAAGTATCACCTCTTTTGAACTTCTTGTAATAGCTGTATAATACCATCTTGCACTATTCCATTCAGGAGCTACATAGTTTTGATTTACAAACACCTTTTCCCATTGACTTCCTTGAGACTTATGACCTGTAACAGCATATCCATAAGTACCTATTATTACAGAAGGACTTAATTTTACGCCTTTTATAGTTCTTATTGCCAATCCAGATGATTGTAATCCATCATATAATGAAGGATTGGTCTCTCTGATTGATTTTAGAATTTCAGCATGATACATACTTGGTCTATCAAGTGTAGAGAAAAAGAATAAAATTTCTGTTCTACCTATCTCTTTTGTTTTAACTTCATATGCTTTCATAGGATAGTTTTTAACAGTTCCATTCTTATCAGTGATTGAAATTGTTGTAGACAAATCTGCCCTTTCACTACCTATAGAGTCTACAGTGAATGTTTCACCATTAGCAAAGTTTTCACTGTTTGCTACAGACATAACTTTCTCAGAATCAATAAGAATGGCTTTCTCTCCATCACCAAACTTTGCCATTCTAGCAACCTGGTTCATTATCATTCTTTCATTATTTGTAGCTACAATTCCTATAACATCTTCTCCATCAGCAATAGCTTTTCTAAAGCTTGATATAAACTCTCCCTTTCCTGATGAAAGTGTAAAGTCTTCCATTGAAACAGATGGTATATATGCTTTTTTATCTTCTCTAGTTAATGTAGCCATCTTTAAAACATTACTGTCTAAAGACTGTCTTTTCACCTCTGTAAGTTCTGTGCTACCAATCAATTTAGTTCCATAGTTTTCTTGAAACTTGCTAGACCCTTTTAGAGATGAGAATAATCCAGAGTCTTCTCCTATTTGTTCAAGTTGGAAACCATCTCCTAAGAAAATCACTATATTGTTTCTTCCCTTTGCAGCATTAATTAAGTCAGACATCAGCTCTTTAGAAATCATAGAAGACTCATCAATAATAATTAAGCTGTTTTCCAAAAGGGCTTTTGGAATCCATTCTCCTGTTTGAGGGTCAGGTTCTCCATAAATAGATCTATGAATTGTAGAAGTGTTTGCTTTGGCATCGCTTTCTTTGAGTTTTTCATTTAATACAACAACTGCTTTATTGGTAGGAGCCATGATTAAAACTGGTCTACCAGACATATTAGAATAATTAACCATGTTTTCTACAAGAGTGGTTTTACCTGTTCCTGCATATCCAGCAAGTAGATAGAAGCTTTGTGTAGAGTCATCAATTAATTTCTGTATATCCAAAAGAGCTTTAGTTTGTCCTGTTGTATATGATAGAGGATTTTTTCTAGTCTCAAATATAGTGGGTTTTTCATTACCAGCAACAGTTTGTCTACTATTCATATCTACTGTTGGAGCTATTGAAGCACTCCAAATACCAGAAGCATCTTCACGTATATATCCTTTAGAAGTAAGATAATTAGCCATATCTACTTCACCTATATTATACCCACTAGTATTATCTAGGTGAGCTTTAGTGTCCATAATAAAACGAGCACCAGTAGCAATAGCTTTATCAATTAGTTTATAAGGACCTTGTAAAACTCCATCTTTTACATTTATAAAACGATTACCACGATTTCCATTAGATGATACATAAATTAAATCATCAGATGTGTAGTTACCTGTATTAGCCAATCCCACCTGAGTATAAGCATTCTCCATACGTTGGGTAGTAGAGTCATTACCTCCACCTGTACCAATAAATTGTGTAGCTTGACGAATCTTAAATAGCTCTTTAGGAAGATGTTTTTTGGCTGATTCTTTTACATAGCCAGGAGCTGTTACAATATCTTCTACAACTTTTGATGGTGCTTGTTCTGTTGGTTTTGTTGAAACTTCTACTAACTTATCAAAGTTTTCGTTAAACACAATGTTAGAAGGAATTGTTCCAGCAGAACTGAACATATTTGCCATTTCTTGTCCTGTATATCCATTCAGATTTTTTTCAGAATAATCAGATACTAAAAACTTCTTGTCTGGATTTTGTTTGGCATATTCATATAAGCCTTTTATCTCATTGATAATTTCTTGAGGAGTGCTAGACTTTTCTACGTCATAGTATTTTTTAGTTACAATACCATAAGATTTTCCCTGAAGTCCTCTAGGTTGTCCTTGTATTGCTCCAAATTTTTCTCTAGCTAACTTAGCAGATCCTGCTCCATGTGTAGGAGCACCTCCTTTAGAACTTCCTATGTTTGAACCAAATACAAATATTTCATTAGGCGCTAGGCTAACCACTCTACCTTTATATGTTTTTCTTTCTGAATTAGCTTTTTCACCAGTGGATGGTTGTGTAGATTCTTTAGGTGGCTGTAATAATGGAGGCTGTTTTCCAAGATAGTATTCAACTATACTACTATCAGGAATCTCAGTTTCCACTTTCACTGTTCCATTATCTATTACAGACTTAGTAAATACTTCTTTGTGCTCCACAGTGTAAGGATTATCTCCATACAAATTTACTAATTTATATACATATATTGTGTCTCCTTTATCATTTTTATATGTTAAAGGTTCGTCATTTACCATCACTTTCTTATATCCATAGACATCATTAAGACTTGGGTCTCCCTTTTGCTTCATTTCAGCAAAGCTTAACTTAGTGATTGTCAAGCCCGTCTTCATATCTATCATCTCTCCAGTGGTTCTATCTGTCACTACACGAGGCACCTTTACATACATATATGGAACATCTCCACTATTATATTTCTCGTTAAGTTCCAATATCATTCTACTTGTACTTTTCATACCAAGCATTTCTATATTTGGAAATAAAGAAGAATAGTATTGGAAGATGTCAGCATAGAATTCACCATACATATCAACTTGATATGTAGCAGGGTCTTCAGAAGCGAAGAAGAACTTAGGCATCACCTTTGGAACAACATCATCATCTTTGAAAGCATTTCTATGAAAACTTCCTTGTATAAATGCTTCCAATCCATTAGTGGAGTTTAAACCACGAATTACAGGAGAAATAAGAGTTTGCAAGTCTTCAACAGGAATAACGTTTCTTATTGAGCTCTGAGAGAAATAAGTTCCTTGTAATATGGATAGCTTAACCAAATCATTGTAAAACTCCTTAAGTTCATTATTACTATCTCTGAGTTCTCTCATCATACCAGTGTTCATATTCTCAGCTTCTCCACCCCTATCATTAATAATAAGCTTTACGTTTTTACCACCCAACATTCTATCTGAAGAAATGGGAATAAGTCTCTTTAGAACATCCACCTCTGGGTATTTGACTGCCAACTCTCCTAGTCTACTTGCTACACTAGTCTTTGGATCCACCATAAGTCTCTCCACTTCAGAACCAATACTAGTTTTTGTTAAAATCAGATAGTCTATAAAAGAAGCCTTTATCTTATTAGCTATCTTTTCAAAATCATCATTTGACAAGTATTCATCCTCAGCATAAGCTTTCATCAGTGTATTCTCTGTAATAAATCTGTATATATCCTGTTCAGTTTTAAATACTGTGCCCATAGCTTGTCTGAAGGAATTTAACAAATAAGCTTGCTTACCTATGAAAGTTTCTTCTAATATGTTATCTACACAACATATAATATTCTGAGTTCTGGCTTTCTCTGTTAAAAACTGCTTTCTTGTTAAAGCTTCTCCGCTTCTAAACTTAGTGGTGTCATAGTTAATGGCTTGTGTAAACTTAAAGTTTTGTTCAGCCATCTTTGCATATTTCAAAAACTCTGTCAGAATTCGTTGTTGCTCAATGAGTTGTGAATTAGAAAGCTTTCCATTCTTGTAATAAGCCTCAATGTTTTCCTCAAGAGTGCTGACATTAAAAGGAACATCTACTAGTTCACTATCAGGAGTGTAAGAAAATCTATCTCGTATTGCCTGAATGTTTCTTGAATTGAAGAGGCTTCTGATATTCTTATTATCAAGCATTTTTACATACTCTACAATAATAGGTTGGTTCAAGAAGTTTATGCCAGATTGCCCAGCACCTATTCTTTCTAAGAACATAGCAGGTCCTACTAATAACTGACTTCTGATAACCTTTGACAAATATGGGTCTTTTACAACGTCCACTGTACCAGAAGCATATCCAGATAATCTCTTAGAAATAAACATATCAGTGCCATCAGCTGTCTTTCTTCCAGAAAGAGAAATGAATTTCTCATTATTTTTCTCATAGCTATTATGCGGAAGATAGACCACTCCATTACCAAGAAGATTTCTTTCTATAGGTTTAAGAAGGCTAAATCTTCTTGGGTCAATATATGTAGGAACTTTCTGAGTTATAGAAACACCAGTGATGTTTACAGCCACAATACCAATCCAGTTTTTAGCCATTTCATACAAGTGACGCATTTCAGTCATGTATGTTCTGTCCAAAATAGATAGTTCACTTTTTGTTTCACCTCTTAACTCAATGATTCTTTGTGACACTTTTTTCAATCCAGCATCATCTACAGGAGTGATTAATCTTTCAAAAGCTTCAGGAAGAGTTAACAATTCTTCCATAGATTCAAAATATTCATTCTCTATAGAACGCTTATACATCTCTTTCACCCACTTGTTCTTTATAACAGCCTGAGCCTGAGCATCTGTAAGTTTCTTAAGCTCTGATGTAATCATTTCATTAAAATCTGCTGGGTCCATTCCTTCAAGCATAATATCAAGAATTTCTCCATATTTATCCACTAGTTCTTTTGGATCATCTAAACCATAACTAAGAATATCAGCAGCCTCTCTTAACTCATTCTTTTTGAATATCTTGTTCTTTAAAATACTATCAAACTCTTTAGAAAAGAATTCTTTTGTTTCTGCTTCTGAGCCAAGATATTTAACAAGCTTTATATTTCCATTTCTATCTATGTATGTAGCTTTTAGATACATATTCAACTTGTCAATATCAAAGTCAGAACCAGCTTTTGTAGTGATTTCAGCAGGGACAATAATGGTGTCTCCCATATAGCTTGGTAAAAACCCTTTCACTCTAAACACTTCCATAGAGCTTAATGACTGAGTGGGAATACGGAAAGCTACACCTGAAAGAATTTTCTTACCCTCAGGAGAATTGTTCAAATAGTCAAGAAGCGCAGCTTCATTTTTAAACTTACCACCCATCTTCACCTTGAACCAATGAGGAAGCATCACCTCACAATAAGGAGCATCTTTTGTGTAAAACTTTAATGTATTGTCAGTGAGCGCTACGCTTTTCTTACTTTTATCATCAAGAGCTTCATACTCTTCTTTACTAATATTTACAAACTTTTTATTTCCTTGCTCATCTTTAATTTGACGAACTAGTTGTCTGGAAGAACCAAGTGGTGCAAATCCTGTAACAGGAGCTTGAACATGAGGTCTACCATTCACCTTCACTGAAATTATAGACTTGTGAATAAACGAATATACAATATTCTTAATTTGACCATAAGAAGGAGATGCTTCAAGAGGAAATATAAATTCTCCATTATCATCCACTTGAATACTGTCTTTAATATTGTCAGAAAGTTCTCTTCTAAACATTTCATAAGCAAGAGCTTCAGAAATTGCGTTTCCATCAGAAAGAACAAATCCATCTCCTAAGTCTTCAATGCCAAGTTTATTCAAAAGTTCATTATACGCATTCTCATGCATCATGTCCAAAATCTCTTTATTTCTTCTGTAAGCTCTTAACGCTTTGTCACTAACAGGAATACCATTTTCAAACAAGTCTATAGAAACAAGTTTTGTTGGTTGTGTACCTCTAATCTGTTGCTTATCAGCTTGATATGAAGTTTCCACCTGTACACTATATGCTGACCAGGGCACTCTTACATTATTATTAAACCCATCTGTATTAAACTCTCCATTACCATTATAAAGAGAATAAGTTTCATCAGTTCCAAGCTTTCTACCAGATTCTACAATACCATATCCTTTTTTAGAGTTAAACATTTTTATATAGAAATCCTCAAGTTGTGTCCCTTCAACTAAACTAAAGTAGATGGGCATTTGTGAAAACTTATCAAGAACAAGTTCTATATGATTCATTCCATCCTTACTACCTCTTACAATAGGCTTTAATATATTAAGCTTATGTTCAGGAGATGGCTTTGATAGAGTTTTCTTATCAATAGCTTTTAATTTACCATTCTCAGGATAGGTGTAGATTCCTTTTTCAGCAAATTTACTTCTTGTATAAGCCATTTGCCATTGATGGAAAGCTTCAGCAGCATCATCCCATTGTCCACTCTTTAGCTTAATTTCTTTATAAGTGTTGTCCATTAACCAAGAAGCAGCATCAGCTACGTTAACCTCACCATAAGCTGAAGGTAGAAGATTTGCTAATCTACTAGCAATCACGTCATCTTTTATAGTGATGGTGTCTGTATGAGATTTGTGTAAATGGTAGCCAGGAGTGTCTTCTGTTAAAGCAACATCCCCTACATTGTTGTATTTATTATTGAGAAAATTGTTGTATTCATCAGAATTAAAAATAGACCTAGCTGGGGATAAGAAGCTTTTGATACGCTTTAGTTCATCAAGAATAATTTCACCATTCTTATCTGAAATCTTAAATTGATAGGGATCACCAAATAAAATCTTATGAAACTCTGTATTGGCAATAGTGTAATTTATGGTGACAAATGAAAGAATGTTATCAATTCCTTTTTCTGTCATACGACTTTTGTCAAACTTTCTAGATGTAGCAAAGTCACTATCCAACATTGGATAGCTATATAAATCTTTTTCTCTAGTTATAATTTGACCAGATTCTACAAGAATATTCTTAAGTTTTTCAGTGTTTCTGTCTATATAAGTTTTTACAGCTTCGTTAATAGTAGGTGCATTTTCTTTAACATAAGTCATTATAGTTTCTACACTATCACCCTTATCAATCTTACTTTCTATTTCATTAATCGTTTTAGCTGGTAGAATTTCTCTAAACCATCTAAGTTGTTTTGCTTTCTTCTCACCTATATTAGCAAGATGTTTTCTATTCTTCCAGTCTGAAGCTAATGCTATTTCATCCTCTAGATAGCCTGTAAATACATCATAAACTTGTGACCACGCTCTTCCTGCAGAAACATCATCAAAAGAAATATTGTTTCCAAGAGTCATTAACCAAGGAGTGGAACCATCTCCCTGGTTTAATACAAAGTATCTACCATTTAGATTTTGGTTAATTTCCTGAGCATATCTATATCCACGACTCATCTTATATCCACTAAGACCTTTTCCAGCATCTCTATCTCTACCTCCTTGAATATATCCCACCTTTAGTTCTCTTACAGATCTACCCTCTTCGTTATAGAACATTCCTCCGCTCTTTAACACTAAGCTATTTTTAGAGAATACATCGTTAAGTTCTGGCCTTTGTTGTTTTAGCTCATCTATACTATTAGATTCATTAAATTGATTTTCAAACAGGGAAGGTGCATTATTTTCTGAATATGACCCCACTTGTGTACCATCAACTCCTATATAAGTGTTTGAAGTTTCATAACTAGAGGCTTTTGCATAAAGCTCAGAGAGAATAGAAACTGGACCACTCACTTGAAGTGTTTTACTCTTTACACTATACACTTCTCTATTAGCACCAAAGTAGCTTTTCAAAGAGCTAACAGCATCATCAAACTTTTGCTTCTCACTCTTATCATTCATCTTCTTAGGAACATCACTAAGTTTTTGCCATATATCTATAGGAAAATTAATACCTATAGCAGATAGGTAGTCAATTTGTTGTTGTACATTTCTAATAGGAAGACTATTAAGAACAGACGTGTTTACAATATATGACCCTATTTGCTTACCACTTTTATCGTTAGCTGCAGAATATTTTATAATAGAAGATGGATCAGAAGCCATAAGCTTCATGTTCTCAATCCATGCTCTTTCCACTTCTTTCTTAGCACTTTGGAAGTTAGCAGATTGAGTGTATACATTTGTTCCAGAGATGTATTCTATTAATGCATCTGGTTTTTGTTTTGTAAAGGTTTGCCAGAAGTTTATAAAAAGTCTCCAATCATTTTCATCAAATTGGTCAAACTTCATAGTGGCTATCTTGTCACCACTTAATGTAGAAATATCTGCACCAAGTCTCTTCAGAAGAGATATATAGTTTACATCATCTTTGGCAAGCTCAAATGTTTTGTTTACAGCTTCTTGTACACTTGTTGTATTGCTCAGCTTTTCAAGTATTTGACCAAATGCCTTGCTAAAGTTGATAAGTCTATACCCATTTACAGAGGACAGTTCAGGCGAGAGTTTACCACCCTTACCTATAATTTGTTCTATAGGTTCATTTTTTGACCTAATCAATGTAGCAAGAACAAATCTAATAGCTGCTGGGGAAGTTTGTTTCCAATCTATTTTAAATGGATTACCACCATATTCTTTAGAATTATATTCCTCAGTGTTAATATCTACAGCATCGTCAGTGATGGTTATGCCTAATGTTGTAAGTTTTTCTTTTGTTTTCTGAATCAATGTGTTAAGTGATTCTTCTGAAAGACGATCTTCTGGTTTTACACTCTCGTAGTATTTTTTCTTTATATTAGTGAAAATCTCTACACCTGTAATCTTTTCAGGATTAAATATAAGACGTTTGGATTTTCCAAATAAATAAACAGCAACTCTTGCAGTCATGTCTTCTACAAAGTCACGAGTTTGCACTTCTGTTAATCCTTCTACAGCTCTATATTCAGCAGCTTTGTTATATACACTAGGGAATAGAAATTCTTTTTTAAACTTCCCAGCATCTATATCTTTAAACAATTGTTCCTTTAGAGAAGGTTTAGTTCCAAAACTCTTAAAGAAATCCACGATGGCTTTGAAGAATCTACGTATACGTTCAGACAAAGACCTTGCAGGAAGTTTTCCCACTCTATAATCAGCAAAGTCATCCATTATTCTTTCTTTGATTTGCTGTCTTGTAGCTGTAGCGTATTGAAGTTTTTTACCAGAAAGTCTGTCTATAAAGGTGCCACCCTTAGCTCTTTCATCAGCTATAATAGCATCTTGCTCCTCATTAGAAAGCATACCATTCCATATAGCTTCTCCAAGCTCATGGTATTCAGTTCCTTTAAGTCCTCCTCTTACAAACTTAACAATGCCCTTTTCAAAAACACCCCATGCTTTTCTTGTTCTATTAATCTTAATTACATTCTCCAGTATTTCATAAGGAATATTAGGAGCCACTTCAGCTACATAGTTTTTGAATATAGCTAAGTCCTCTTCTGTAATTCTGTTATCTTCATCTAGTTCTGATATTTCTCTATAATCATCATCTGTAGGAGGAGCTGAAAAGTTTCCACCAGGAGGAGTGATTGGAGGTTTTTTATCTTCGGGTTTACCTTCTACTCCAAGTGCTCTCTGATTAATAATGTCTTCATATTCACCTACAGTTTTTGCACCAGACTCTTCATAAGAAAGGAGACTATGCTGAAACTCATGCTCAATTACAAATTTCTCCCATGCGTCATATGTTGAAAATGCATCTGCGGAAAGAGCTGTAGCAGAAGAACCATCTTTCTGCTTACGAGGACTAGTCCAAGCTTTTTCATCAAACTTCTTTTTAAGAAGCTCTCTATTAATAGTAATTTTATTCTCAGTGCGATTGTATTGAGCAGCTCCAGGTTCTCCTGTAGCTGTTGTAATAGAAGAACTATCTATCACTTGTATACCCTTATAGGTGTAACTAGGTTTAGCTCCTTCTAAAGCAGCTAGTTCTGCATCATATTTAGCATTGATTTTATCAATAAGCTCTTCATAAGTAATAGCATTAATTTGACTAACTTTATTTGAGAAAGTATTACTAGTTTCTCCTTCTTTTACATCAAAAAGAACAACATATGGTTCTGGTGTACCATTATCTTTTAGTAACTCAATATTTCTATCATTAATTACTTTAGCTTCTTTTAACAACTCCTGTCTTCTTCTTTCTATATCAGCTATTGCAGCAGAAACTACAGGAGCTGTTGGTGTTGGAGCTACAGGAGCAGCAGGCTGTTCATTGAGAGTTTTTAACTTACTGCTTATTATTATTTGTGCAAGTGCATTTATTATTTGTTCATCTGAAAGACGAGAAACAAACTCTGGATTTTTATCTTTATACTCTTCTACTAATATTTCTTTCAAACTATTGAATGTATCAATAGCAAGTTGTTCTCCTTTATTCTTTCTTTCAATTAAATCCTTTGCACCTTCACTAACTGCTTCTACATTAAAGAATCCTTTTTCCCCAGGAACTGCTTTAAATCTCACCTTTCCAAAAGGAGGTTTTAATTCTATGATGTTTTCTTTTTTATTAACAAAAAAGTTACCAACCATTGGTTCTTCTTTAGAACCAGGAGGAGGTGTTTGCTTAGGAGCTTCTTTTGGAACAGTTTGTACAGGAAGATTTATACCATTTATAACAGCATATTTCTGTTTAAATGAGAGTTTGCCATCTGAAGGTTCAGCTATATCAGTGAATAAAGGCAATTCATTAACAGAACGAGATTTACCATCTGGATATTTGTTACTTAATAAGAAAGATTGGTAATTAGTCCATTGTCTTTCTTCAATCACCACCTTACCATCTGCATCTTTTGTTGTATATAGCTCATAAAACTTATCAAAGAACTTACCATCTAATGTCTTCTTGTTGATGCTGAAATAAGTGTTCTGAAATTTATTTACTATTTCATCTCTCTTGTCAGCAATTTCTGAAAGACCATATTTAATACCACCAATCTCAAGCTGCATTGTATCAGTGTTGAGGTTGATTTGGTTAGTTGAGGGGCTAGTTCTGTTACTCCAGAATAGAACATTTGATAGATAGTCAGAATATCTAGTGTTTATTTCAGGAGTTTTTCCAGCAGCTTGTGCAGCTATTAGCTCGTTAGCCATAGCGTTAATAATCTCATATAGATTTGCAGCCTGCTGTTTAGAGAACTTACTAGACCTTATAAATGTTAAAGTGTCACCATATTGGAAAAATGGTCTACCCTTAGGTACATTTATACTTTCTCCTTGGTGAGAAATAGTTCCTGTAGATGAGATTTGAATAATACCTTTAGTCTTAGAAATTAGGTCTGAAGGAATTAAGACATCACTTACGTAATTTTTATCTGACTCCATAACCTGTTTACCATCCTTATCAAGTACAGGATTACCATTTTCATCCAACTTAGGAACAAGAGGTCTTGAAGGAATGCCTCTAGATATTTTGAATTCAAATGCCTCATACTTATTAGGATCAGCTTGCCAAAAGTCTTCTCTATATTTCTTCCATGCTTTAGAATAAGCTTCTAATGTGACTTGCTGTTCTCCTCTATATCTTGGTTGACCCTTAGAATCTGTTGTTTTTATTGTAGGCATTGTTTGGAAAATAATCTTTCCAAGAGAAGGAGTGTCTACCCCCACCTTACCTATTCTTTCTCCATTTTGATCTACATAGTGTAAAGACCCATCTGTAGCATCTTGTTCTACAAACACTGATGCCATCCAACCATATTCTACATTTGTAGCCTTGTTACCATCATATTCAATGTCTTCCACCTTTGTAGAAGCGTCTACATTGTAAGACATTTGAACAATACCATTAAGCTTAAGCGCTTCAATGTTTTTATGATTGATGACAATCATTTTCATTCTACCTCTGTTAGGATAGAACTTAGCATTATTTAGAAAATATCTTGCACGAATAACGTGTGGTGAAGAACTAATAGGAGCTTCCCATCCATTCTTCTCACCTCCTTCAGATTCAGTGACAGTAGATATGTAAAAAATAGGAGCATCTTTTAGAGCTGGTTCTTCATATCCACCTGTTTCAAATGACGTTGGAATGTCACCAGAGTTACCAAATATAGTGGATAGTTGTTGGTCAAGAGATGACTTGTGTCTACCCATTTTTTCTTCAACACTTTCCACGAGCTCATAACCAGAAAGCTTTCTTGGGTCAACGTTGGTTATATTACCAGCATTATCTTCTATTTTAAGTGTACCATCAGCATTGATGTCTAACACCTTCACTTTGTTATAGTCCTGAAGACTGTCATTGAATTCCTCTGCAGCCTCTTGAGCAGTATCTTTGTTAGAAAAGAACAAACTATCTCCATATGGAGTGATTAGTTCATATCTATCGTCAGCAATTTTATTAATCTTAGCTGGGGAAAGAGCTTCAATTTGATATTCTCTACCTACACTTATTGGTTCTTTCTTCCCTTCTTTATTTGTAATTTCTACACTAGCAACAACAGGAGCTTCTTGTTCTTCAGGAATAGACTGAGATGCCACTTGTTCGGCCTGTATAAAATATTCTTTAAACCCTTTCTTGTCTGAAAGAGCCTCTATAGCATTAGCTGCTTTATCTCTTCTAATTCTATCTCTATTAACATCTATACCAATATTGTACATATCGTTAAAAGAATCTCCACTAATTATATTGTCACTAATAGATTTTCTTCCGCCAATTTCAAAATTGATAATTTTTCCAAGTCCTTTGCTGTCTAAATTCTTGGCCGCAATAGCTAAGTTAATCTTCTCAGACATTGTTCTAAGAGCCTTTATTCTATCTCTTATTTGTTTCTTATCCTGAGGAGAGGTGAATTCTGTTATTGTAGCTCCAAGTGCAGCTGCTTCTAATTCATATTCATCTCTAAGTGTTTCAGCCCCATCTTTTCTTAAGATGTTACTTACCAGTTCAGCAGATAGCATTGGATTGATATTCATTTTTAAATGAGCATCATGTTTTTGCAATTTATCTTCAGAAATATCTTTTACATTATGATAGTAGGCAATGTCTGTTTTATATTGTTCAAATATTTTATAGTTTTCTCTTTCTATTTCCTCTTGTTCATTTGTAGGATTGGCATAATAATTAAAAGGATTTTTAAATAATAAGTTAACAGAATCTGTAATTTCTTTAATCTTCTCAGCTTTTTCAATCATTGCATCTACATACTCACTCACTGTACCTTTGTTCTCCGCACTAAAGTTCATCCCAAAGGTTTTTTCAAACTCTTCTTTATCTAAACCTTTCAACATTTTTAGTTGCTCAATTGTAACATCATGCATACCTGAAGGAATACGAGATGTTACAAAATTAAAGAACATGTCTTCTTTTAGATTATTAAACTTATAAACATCTCCTTTAGATACAGCATCTTTCATTTCTGAAGCAATGCCCATGCTATTCAATGTGCTATCATATTTTTGACCAAAACTACCTGTTATGGGAGAATTGTTTAATATATTAATTGCAGATTGAGTTCTTTTATCTTTAGAATTGTTTTTTCTAGAATCAATTCTTCCTAATATACCTCCAGAAACAATGGCGCTAATTGCACCAACAATCATATTTTCTACTCCTTCCTGTTTTCCAAATTGTTCAGAAAGACCAAATCCAGTTGATTTAATTGCTTCATTTAATGTATTCCAGTTTTCATTATTTCTAGGAATAGATAAATTTTTATATCTTCTTGTATAATAATCGTATGTACCACGTTCTGCAGCAAACTGCCCACCTTCTTCATACACACCTTCAGCAAGAGCGTTTCCTATAACGGGCTTAACCTTCTCCCAAGCTTTATCTAAAAGTTTTTCAGAAACCTTACTTTCAAAAACATCTATAGACCCTTTCTTTAAACCTATTTCACCAACACCTTCTGAAAATACACCACTCAAAAGTTTACCATCTTTAGCAATCATTGATTTAAAAAGATTGCCAAACTGTATATTATTAGATAGTAGTAATAATCCCATGTTTATACCAAACCTAGCATTCATACCATTAGTTGCTAAATCTTCTATTTGTTCAGCATCTTTACCAGTGGGGTCACTATTAAAATGTTCTAGTTTATATTGTCTTGTAAGTTCTTCCTTAATTTGTCTATATCCATCTCTAGATTCTACAGCACTCTCCGTAGCGGTGCTTCCATACATAGCAAGTCCAAATCTAGCACCATTTATTATTTTTGCAGACTCAGCAGCATATGCTAAATTCTTTATATTTAGTATGGTTTGTTCTGATTTATTTAATGCTCTAGCTAAGTCTAAAACTTTATCTACTTTATTTGTTCCTGCAAAAACTTTATTTAAATACAGAGAAGCTCTTCCTATTTGACTAGCTAACAATGGTATTTCTCCAATACCTCCTGTTATTGCACCAACAGCAAGGTCTTGCACAAATGCTCCTCCAATTGCTCCAGCAGTGAAACCTAAGTTCTTTAAAACCATGTTTCCCCAGAAGTTTGCTGATCCTGTAGCGAAAGGAACCATAGCCAAATATGGATGCTCCTTCTCATAATCTGTCATATAATTAGGAAAAGCATCTTCCATGTTTCTAAGAAACATGTCTGTATCTGATTTATATCCATCTTTTCCAGAAAGTTCTGATACAGAGCCTTTCTTTATTGCAGATATTGCATCAGGTATTGTTGAAAATTGCATAGCAAATGTTCCAACAGCTGTAGCTGCAAATTTAACAGCAGCATTGCCCCATTGAGATAGAGCACTTTGTTGAAGACCATATATGTTTTCAAGATTTCTGTCTCTTAAATATAAATCATATCTTTTATTCTCATCAAGTTCGCTACCAGGAACCATCTGCATAGGAGAAGCAAATGTAGGTGCACTAGAAGGCATCTTTGAAAAGCTGGAAAGTTGGTCAATAGTAAGACCTGTTTTACTATCTCCTTTAGTAGTAAAATTATCAAATCCTCCTAAATAAAGATTTAAAGGTCTTGTATTAGGAGAACCTAAAGGTTGTTCAGGTAGAGAAGATTGCTCTTTGCTAACATCACGACCCCCATCAAGAAGTTCATTATCAAGTATTGCCATTGTTAACTATTGATTTTATTATCTACCATATTTAATAACATCTTCAACCGTAGTGGTTCCTATGCTCCTCATAATACCTTCTAGCCCTGCTGCGTCAACATATCCTTTTTTATTAAGCTCAGATTGTTTCCAACCATTAGGTGTGTTAACATACATTAACACTTCAAACAAATCATTATCATCTCCTATATTACTATTTGCACCTTTTACATCCATTCTAACTATAGAAGCAAGTGATGTTTCAGCAATGCCTGGAATATTATACCCACTAATATATGCGTTCACTGGGTTATCAGTTCCTGTAGAGTTTGTTGTAAAGTTTGCATTACCTATTATTTTTGCTTTAATATCTGTAATAAAATTTGCACTGCCACTAATTGTTTCTGGAAAGAAGTTTCTCATTTCAGTAGAAGAAAGAGGTATCTTTTGCACCGTAGTTCCGTCATCAAGAGTGAGTACCCCTGTACCACCATATTTTTTTGTTAGAACATACCCAGTGGCATCTTTATTTTTTCCTGCTGTTAATTGTTTAATAGTTTCTGGATTAAAATCTCCCATCTTCTTAACATCAGCAGCACCTAGTTGTCTGTATTCATTTATCTTATTATTAATAAGGTTGTTAACTGTTTGCATCACTTCCTTATCTTGAGTGTTTAAAGTTCCACTATAAGATTGAACGCTAGGCATTCTCTTTGCTAAAAAGTCATCTTGAGCTGTTGTTTTTTGTTTATGTAAATCTTCAACTTTTAATTGATTATTTCTATATATTTCTCTAGCTCCCCCTACTATTGTTTTTTCAAAAGGAGTTAAAGGTTGATTTTTCGCATCTTTAATAAAGGCTACTGCTACAGATTGTAATCTTGTTCCTTTATATCTATCCATGATTACCTTCTCATCAAACTTTACATCTTCTGTGGTAGTAACATAAGAAGGACGACCTATCACTGGATTGTATTTATTTGATGCAACTAAACTAGCAACATCGTATAATTCTTTAGCACTATATTTTACTTGTCCTGATTTTGTATTAACTGTCCACCCAGGTTCTGTTGATAATAAATTGTCCACTTGCTTATCGTATTGTTCAACATGTTTCATAGAACCTAGAGAAAGGCCATTTAATTGTGCCTTTGTCATTTCTAAGCTTCTGATTCTTTCAAGAAACAATCTTTTACCATTGTTGTTTATATATGGAGCATTAGGATTTGGGTCTCTTACATATTCAGCTACCACTTTATCAATTACACTTTCTAAATTAGTAATTGGTTTTCCTTCTTTTGTATACCCTACAACTTTGTCAGGATCTTGCACTTCAGAAAATGCTTTTCTACCATCAACGCTTTTTATCTGTTGTATGTTATCAGAAGCTTCAGTTATGTCTGCATTTAATTTTGATATATAAGAACCGCTTACATTTCCTGTAGGAAGAGTGTCAGGACTAACAATTGGAGATTTATCTGTTTTTAGTGTTGCTGCACGATTAGTTATTATTTCTCTTTCTTTTTGTTGATAGCTCATATACCACTGTCTAGACTGTTGTCTATAATGTTCAGCAGTGAGATTCAGCTTTTGTCTTTCCATGTCCATTTGAGCATAGGGATTATTCTTATACTCATATTCAATAGATTCATAAGACATGTCTTTTGCTAAATTGTTTAAATATTTATCTGTATATATTGAATATTTATAATTTAACAAATCTTTATCAGAATTTATTCTTGACAACTGTCCATCTCTAGCTTTTTCCAAAGCGTTACTATTCAAAAAGTCTTGACTTGATTTAATCTGTGCTTCTTTTTTAGCCCTATCCGCTGCACTTAGTTTACCATTAGTGCTTAGTTCTGCAGTTAAATCAATAACGTTTTTTTCAAGTGCTGTTTTTGCATCTTGATAATTATTAGTTATATCTTTTCTAAATCCATCAACAGTTGCATTTCTATAGTGATAGTTAGCAGTGATCATTAATTGTTGTTGGTCTCCTTCATCTAAACTATCTTTAAAATTATTTAGAAGAGTTTGAACAGATTTACTTTTAGTTTTAATTTGTAAAATTGCATCATCAGGAATAGGATTACCATCTTTGCCTACCATAATGTTCCCAGCATTATCTCTTTTATAAGGAATTTCCACCGTATTATCTAGTTCTTTAATTTTATCTCCTAAGTCTCTAAGTTTTTTATTAACATCTTTATATGGAATATATTTACCATTAAATGAACTAGACAAGTTAGGATTATTAATCCAACTATTTATTTCACTGTTTAGCCAATACTCATTTTCAGGAGAGGACTTTCCTTCTTTTATAGCCTCTTCCATTAATTTAGTTTGCTTTTGAACCTTTTGAGTGGAACTTACAGCATTTTGTATAATAGGGTCTTTTGCAAGTTTTCCCACCATACCCCCTACACTATTAACAAGCTGGAAGTTGGAGAAGTCCGCAGCAGCTACACCCTTGAGATTGTTACCAAGCTCATTAAGTTTAGATTGTAAGTATAGCTTTTGTTCAGGATGTATTATATCCATCCCAGCCACTTGGTCTATCTGAGACTGGATTCTTTGATAGCCTGCGTCGTAGCGTCTTTGCTTATCCATACCTACAGATACCATAGCTTCTACGGGAAGCTGTTGGATGTAGGGATTGAATTTAGGAATTGCAGTGTCTGTAAACGATGCCATAATTAGCAAATTTAATATGAATTATTATATATTCCAAGAAGAATAACGAATTTTGGTAAATCGCTATAACTTAACCAGTTAGATGTTTTTAAGGTTTTTTACAATAGTCCCATTTCTAGCAACAGTTTTACTATTAGCTTTTCTTTTAGTTCCAATTATTTGACCTTGTGCATTGTAAGTGAACTCATAATTAGGATTTAGACCTCCACTACCTCCTTGTCCTACACCACCACTTCCATCCATATCAAATTGAGCTAAAGGATTCATGTTCATAGCTCTGAATCTTGGGTCAAAACGGTAGTTATATTGATTCTCATACACCTGTAATGTCCTGTTTTCCAGCTTGTTCTGAGCATATTTAGCACTAATTGAATCAAGAGCAGCTTGTTTTACAGCTTTTGTATTACTCTTAGCTTGTTCTTGTCTGCCATATTGTGTGTCAAGGATTCCCAGATTTTGAAGCTTGGCTTGGTTGAGAATGTTTCTATTCTCTCCATACACCCTGTCCTTCATAGCTTGGTTAGCACGGAACTGCTCACCTAACACTTTCTCATTAGCTCCATATTTCTGAGCATTTAATATTGACTGAGCAGCAGGGTTATATCCTGCCATTCTTTGTTGAGACCTATAATCTGCTTGATTCTGATTTAGTATATCTTGATATGAAATATCATATGGAACACCAAGTTCAGGCTGGAATGTTTGGGCTCTTACAGGTTCTAATTGATTGCTAGCCAATGCGTTCATTTCTCCATATAGCTGATTGGGGTCAAGAGGTTCTGCATCTGAAGGTCTTAAATAAGGTAACACTTGATTAGCATAATCCATCCATGAGAGTCCTTTGCTAGGAGCAATTGTTGTTGTTGGAGCTGTTGTTGGAAATTGAAAGAATCCTGGGTCTATAGTTTTAAGAGGTGTTCCTGGCGGTGTTGGTGTACTCACCTCTTTAGCAGGCTCAGGAGTTATGATGTTTCTTATCAAATCATGATAGGGACCAGGTTTAAAATCTGATGCATTTTTCTTAGCAATTTTTATCTTTTCTTCAAGAGTTTTTCCTTTTTTAATTAAATTCACAACATCAGCAGCATCCTGTCCTTGATAGTTTTCTAATCTATCAATTATAGATTTAGCTGCTTCTTTATTAGAAAACACACTCTCCACCTTAGGTAACCAGAGTTTCTTATATGAAGATTCATCTTTGAACTCTTCAACTGATTCTGTTCCTAGTGGATTATAGTCTATATATCCAGGATTTTTAGCTTTCTTTTTATATATTCCATTCTGAGCAATGCCATTTCTAGCAGTGGCAATATCCCCATCATTTGTAATCCTCATTAGCTTTTCTTCTTCAGAAGAATTAACAGCATTTTGAAGCATTGCCAAATCTTGCGTTTGATTGGCATAGTTCTTAAGCTTTTGGTCTCCCCCATCCATTATAGCCTTTTGTGTGTTAAAAGAAAGCTTATCAAATGGAGAATTCAAATCCATAGAGGAAAGCTTTGTAGAAGCACCATCCATCATTTTGTTTTGCTTACTGGTCTTTTCACCTATAAGCTTTGCTGCGTTTTTGAATTTCATACCTGATATAGATTTACCATCAATTTTTTGATTTTCTAATAAACTTGCTAAGCCCTTGTTTATCTTAATATTTCCAAACACATGCATACTATCTCCTGCAGAACCACCATCTTTTAGCTTAACAGCAGGTTCACCTCTTTCCACTTCCACCTCACTTTCACCATATGTTACACCTATACCTGTGCGTCCTTTGTCATCACTCTGATCATGATACTGACCCCTGAACATCACCATTTCTCCACCATCTGGTAGATAGTGGTTGTAAGCCATAGGTTCTGCATATCCACCCCAATGTGTTTTGAGTTCTCCACCCATAGCCATTCTTTCTGTAGACATAGCTTCTTCTGAGGGATTTGTGTATTCTTTCAAATGTCCTCCTGCACGTAGGGTGTCCATTGTTCTATCTGGTCTTAATAAATCAGACATTTTATGTTCTCCAAAGGAAGCTATCACTTGAGGTTGCCATGTGTGGCTAACCCATTCATAATCAGAATCTACCATTCCCCCATCCTTCATAAAAGAAGAATTCTGTACTTGAGAAGCTTGCATACCATTTTGAAAAGCCATAGAATTAATATTCCCCATAGCAGCATCCTGAGCTTTCTTTATCTTTTGTGGGTTTTTGTCAAGAGCCATTCCAATTAACTGTCCTCCCACTTGCCCTATCATTTTACCACCTGGCCCAAAGAATGAACCTATTGTACCACCTATTGTGCCACCAAGATTACCTCCAGCATTCTCACCACCAATAGCTGTAATCAACTGACTACCAAAATTTCCAACACCAGCATCTTCTAAACTTCCCAAAACTCCACCATCCTGATATTGTTTCATTCTACCACTATCATTTAATGGCTCATATCCAAGATCGTCATATAATGTATTAGGAGCATATGTATTAGCTATCTCTGCCCCATTCTTTGCAAGGACATTTGTTCCTACACCATATATAGGAAACTTTTCTTCCCCTGTCCTTTCTTCCCCTGTCATCTGTTGATCTTCAGGACGAACATATCTACGTTGCACTTCTTCTTGACGTGTTCTGGAAGCTTGTAAAGCTACATCACTCACTTGTTCAGCTTGTTGAGCTCTTTCTACAGCTCTCTTCTCTTCTCTCAATGCTTGCACCCCTTCTATAATTTTACCAGCAGAAGGCATTATCTTTCCTAATGCACTGTCTAGTTTTGAACCAGGTTTTTTATCTATGTTAGGAGCAGTTTTAGCTGGAGTGTTCTTTGGAGTTTTAAATGAGCTGAAATAATCTTGTGCAGGCTGTTTAGCAAAGCTTTCCATGTTCTGCATTCCTCCAACTGATTGAGGATCAATGAATTGTGGAGCTGGAGCAGGAGGCATAAGAGCTGTTGGTACATTAGGATTTCCCCAAACATTATTACCAGAAGGCATCATGTTTTGCATTCCCCCCACTTTTCTAGGATTCATAAACTGCGGTGGTTGAGCATAATTTACATATCCTTGAGCATATGGCACTTGTGTATTAGGTGCCTGCACACCAAGATTTGGCATTTGGAACTGCTGCATTTTATAAGGAGTTTGAGACTTCATAACTCCAACTCCCACTTGAGCTTTCTTAAACTCTTTCTTATGAGCCTTCATAAATGCTTCTTCTGTGGGATATTTCTTGTAGAATTCCTTGTCAGACTTAACACCAGCTATTTTTAAAATTTGAGCTTTCATATTATTGATATTTATCTAACCATCCACCCTTGGTTGGTTTGTTATAATTGGTAAAGTTAGTTAATTGGTCCAGCTTTTCAATAGGCTGAGCATCTAAATTATTTATATTCCCACCAGATTTCATCATAGGATATTCTGTAACAGGCCCTTTGTTGAATTTATAATCTTCTCCAGGCTGCATCATCATTTGTTCACCATCTGCACCTATTCCTAATACAGGATAGGGTACACCTTGCATTGTTATATTGTTAGAATCTATTTGTGTTATTTCTCCTGGATGTGCCCATTGTCCTCTGTCATCTTTAATAATGCCACCTTGTTTATATTGCTTTACACCATAATGAGGAAGTATCACTGATTCATTTTTTAAAAAAGGTCTCTGTATATCTTTTGGTATAATTCCTCTTTTTATTTGTTCATCTATTTCTGAATTAAGGTATTTAGCAATGTCACTTGCTTCATATTCAAAATTAGATAAAAACCCCATAGTATTCATTGGTTTATATCCAAGAAATTGAGGATCTCCTTTGTCATATTTAAACACTTGCTTTAATTGTGGAAGATATGAACTGTGTGATGTGTTTGTACTTCCTGTAAATACATCTCCAGAATTCATTCCTTGTGGAGCAGAACTAACTTTTTTGGAAACATTCTTTAAATTTCCTGAATTTGCTAGAGTAAGCAATGAAACGTTCTCATTCACTGTTCCAGAGTGATAAGGATAGTTTTGAGAATTTATCATAAATAAATTCTCAAGTTTATTATCAATGTTTCTCATACCTGTATTCAGTCTCTCTAATATTACAGGCATCGGATTTTTAGTACGAGATGCAATATTACCAGATGCAGAATAAGGTACATCTAAATTTAAGTTAAGATATTCAGGAGGAGCTGCAAGTTGATTATTTTCAGCAAGTGATTCTATAAAACTTCTAACTTGTGTAGACCTGTCTATATTAGCAGATGATCTTTCTACATTGTTAATTGCTGAAGATATGTCTGTCATATCCCAATCAAGTGATTCAGATAAACTTGGATCCATTTGTCTAAGAAGAGCATTTTGTTCCGTTGCAAAAGTTCTCAAACTACTAAGCTGTTCATCTGAAAGAGCTCTAAAATTAATTGCTCCACCAAGATCATCAGCTCCTTCCCCAATTATATTTGCTACACGCTCTTCTCCGTAGTGTATTGAGGGCTGGTCTTCAAGATACCTAATTAACACATCTCTATGTCTATAATACCTATCAGCTTCGGCCCTTCTGGAAGGCCTTGTTAAATCTATAGAAGAAGATCTACCAACAGATTGTTCACCAGCTTCAGAATTTAAAAATAATTGTGCTTCTTCTTTAGATCTGCCAAATACTTTTTGAAAATGTTCTTCAGGAAGCTTATTTTCTAATGCATATTTCATTTGTCCAGTGTATGGAACATTTGTTGCTCTAAGTCTTCCTATTTCCTGAACTTGTCTAAGAGCTTTTACATCGTCAATTCCCATTCTTGGTATGTCTGCATTTAAGGGAATTCCTCCTATTCTACCTATTGCTTCTTTTATATTTTTAGCTCTTGGTAAATCAACTACAGTTTTTGCTGCATTTTTTAAAGCTGGAGATTTCAATGCACTACCTAATGGGTCAAATCCTATAGCACCAAGTCCTGCTGTCATTGCTACATTTAGAGCTGCTTCTTGGGGTGTTCTAGAATTACCTAGATTTGAAGCCATGTCTCCAACAAACTTTAAAGGATTGATATAGTCATCAAAGAGTTCTCCTGCTCCACCCACACTACCAGGAAACATTCTAAACTTCTCACCTATGTTAAAGTTCTTTTCCTTAAATGTGCCTTTTGTATTTCTTGCTTTTTGTCTTTCTTCTAAAATTTGCTTATTATGTTTTTCAGTTGCTATTTTTTGTGCTTCTGAAATACGTTTGTTTTCTTGCCATTCAGTTTCAGTTAAAGGTCTTGGTCTTGGTGCCACTCTAGTTCCATCTTGACTAATTGTCTTAGGCTGGAAGTCTAGTCCTTGTTGATAGAATTGCATCTCTTTACCATTCTGTGCACTGGCTAATGTCTTTTTAGCATATTTACCATTATCAGGAATGTCTCCTGTACGTGCGTATGTGAATCCTACAGAACCAGGAAGAGAGCCTCCCATATCAAATTGTCCTCCCCATGCAGGACTATAATCACGTCCTACATTTGTTGTTCCAAGGAAACTGCCTCCATTTTCATATTTGTCTAACCAATTGTTCATTATTTAAACGAAATTTGACTTGAACTAATAATAAACTGACTAACAATGTGTATATCACTTCTATCATCAAGAATGTGTCTCACCCTCAACTCTTTGGCTCTAAGGGGTTCTTTCTTAAATGAACGCTTAGAATAGTCCATGTTTGTTTGATTTACCTCTTTATCTAGAGATAGGGAAACACATGTACTTGTGAACAGAGCAAGAGATTTGTCTTTTACTAATGACCAGAAGGTGTTGTATTGGTAGAAGTTGTCACTCTTTGTATACGTAATTGTCTTACTATCAACGTTATACATTGGATATTTCATATATTCCTTTAGGTTGTTGATTGGCTTTGGAACCAATGTAAGCACTCCTGAGGATTGTTGTCCATTGTATAGAACAGCTTTGTTAAACCATGCTCCATCTATTTCTATCTTACGAGCATCATCTGATACACCATCTAAATTAGGAAGGTATTTGTACACCTTTGAATAGTCTTGAACAGATTGTAATATCTGGTCTTGGTATTGATAGGCAAATGGGTATTCTATAATATAAGGCTGTGTATTGCCATAGAAGGTGTTATATATAGTGGGGTTGGTAAGATGTCTCCATAAACAAGCTGTTTTTGTCTGTGTGTATGTAGTGGCAGCAATAGCTATGGGATTGGTTGTTCCTATAGAGAAAGTCTTTTTTAGTTTGCAAGTTCCTGTAGATTCAAGAATAATAACGCTTGTAGCATCAGCAACACTATAACTAACACCATTAATTAACAATGCCCTAGGTACATCTGTAGCTATAACAACACCATACTCATCACTAATTGTGAATGGTCCAGCTGTTGGAGAGCTGCTCTTTAACTTTATGACAATTGTTTTTGACATATTTTTAATTATTATGAACCACAAGAAACACAAGAACCTGTTGCTGTCATAGAGGAACCTGGTCCAAAAGGTTTTTGGAATTGTCTCACATTTATACCGTCAGATATGTAATAAGTTCCATCAACTAAACCATTAATGTTTGCACCACTTATTGATGTACATCCACATAAAGTTTGTGTACCAGTGTAAACATATGTTGGTAGAGATGTTCCTCCTGTACTAGTACATGAATTTCCACTTGTTGACGCTATATAGAGAGATGGTGTAACTGTTGTGGTTGTAGTGGTGGTTGGTGGTACAGTGGTGGTAGATGTTGTTGTTGCAGGAAGTGCACAAGGTCCCAATGGTTCTAAATCTCCATATACAGAAAGTGTTTCAGGAGGGTTGGCTGTTCTCATACAAACTTGAGCTCCTTCGCCAATTGTACCACCAGGTTGATAGGTGCCATTACACATCGTATAATTACCCATCCACTCAAATCCTGTATTATTTATCCATTCTGTGCAATAACTTGTAGTGGTTGTGGTGGTGGTGGAAGATGTGGATGTTGTAGTTGACGTAGAACTGCTAGTGGTAGTGGTTGTTACATTACAAGAATTAATTGAAATTATAACACCATTTAACACTCTGAACACTGTATTTGCTGCTTGACTTTCTCCTGTGAAATACCAGCCATCAGGAGCAGGGGTACAATCTGTTCTTAAACTAGAAGCATATACATAAGACCCAATGAACACTCCTTGATAATACACAATATTGTATGTAGGAATTACATTTGTGTAAGGAAGTGGTAGAGAGTTTAAATAGCTTACAGCACTACATGCAGCAGAAGAGCTTCCTGTAGATACCACTGTTGATGCTGGAGAGAGAATGTCATATCCTGTAAAGAATGCTTCAGGAACTAGTCCTCCAGCTTTAGGACATAGAGTTGTTGTTGTAGTGGTTGTACTAGAGGTGGAGGTGGAAGTGGTTGATGTGGTGCTAGTGGACGTACTGGTTGTTGTAGAAGTGGACGTACTAGTGGTGCTAGTGGAAGATGTACTTGATGTAGTTGTGGTGGTAGGAATAGGTCCAAGAACACCAACCAAAGCATCAAATTCATCACAACACCCATTAACTCCTGAATAGAAGAAATTGTTCTCTCCTATATACCAATTAGGCAGATAGCTGTGAAAACTAACCCAGCTCTTTGTGTTAAAATTGAAAGACAATGTCCAGCCCTTATTACAGAAATATTGTTCATCTGTTAAATAGACAACTTGACGTTGTGTAACAGGGAACATTGTAGTGGTGGATGTTGTAGATGTGTTAGATGTAGTTGTAGATGTGGTGGTTAATGGAATTGAAGTGGTGGTGGATGTGGTTGTTGTAGGTCTAGGTTGTTGATTTACAATGGTTTCTATGTAAAACTCATTCTTTTTAGCATCGTATTTAATTCCCTTGTTTAATGGAACATAATCAAGCTTTGTTATTAATATTCTATCATACCTACTATCATAAACACCATGTAAGCCAATTCCATTGAAATGGTTATCAACAGGAACATCTGGAAAATAACGTAGGATTTCAAAGGCTAAATGGTCTGTAAAAAACCTATTAAGTCCTGAACCAAAAGCTGAAAGGTCTGTAGCTTGTGTACCACTAATTAGAAACACTTGTCCTCTTTTAGCATCTATTGTCACCTGTCCCTGAGGAATCTTTAATAACATCTTATTTTGAGTTCCTACATATCCAAGATCTGTTTCAGCAAAATCTATAGGAGGAGCTCCTCTAAACATCATAGGGTTTCCTATATAAGCAGCTTGAGGATTACTTGTGTCAATTGTTAACAAGTTGTTGTACATCAACGTCTTATTCTCAAAACGAGCAAGAACAGCCCTATTCTGTATACCATCTAAAGATGTAAGATTTCCATAATTCTGAGGGAAGTCATAATAAGAAATAGCTCTATATATCAGCCAACTGTTCACTCTGTTATCAGAATCTATATTCTGTGCATCAGAATAAATAGCTCTGAAGGGATAATAAGTGTAACAAGGTTTATCCCAATCTATGGGTAGGTTGGTGAATGTGTTCTCTTTGTTTTGCTTAGAGAACGTTACATTGTAATAATAACTGTTGTCCTGAGCAATGGGAACAAATGTTTGTTGCACCCAATCATCAGGAATACTTGTACTTACGTGAGGCCAAAAGTCTCCTTCTCTATTATTAAACGCCTGACGAAGATTTACATTATAAGAGCTCTCACAATAGAAGTTAGGTATTCCATAGGCAAACATATAGAAATACCCATCATAGAATGTTCTATTGGGATTGGAGCTAGCAGGTTGTCCTGGTGTTAATGTTTGACTATTAGGACAATCAAAATTGTGAGCTTTGTATGAAATAACGTTAGAAAGAATAGGGGTGATACCACTTACAGAGTTTGTATTAAGCACTGTATAATCCTTCAGAATAGAACGTGCTGAGTGCCAGTATTTTGGATAGGCTATATTACCAATTTCATCATAGAATATGTCACTATCATCAGGAGCATCCACTCTGTTATCAATAAATAGAGGAAGCTTGGTTTTATAGGCAAATCTGCTTATAAATGTATCTCCTCCAAACACTGTAGCTGTAGAGGAATTTTCATTGAACAAATGCTGAAACCCTGTGTCCACTGTTTCATAAGAATAGATTTGTCCATATTGATTAATAAACACATTTTTTATAGAAGCGTAATAAGACACTACAGAAATATCTTTCTCTTTAGCTGGAGCTCCACAAAGACCTGCTTCTGATATAGTGAATCTTGATTTATCTGTTACAATAGGAATTGTTCCAGACAACATGTTAGGACTATTGTCTGCAAAAGGAAGGGTGGGTTTATCTAAATCTGTTCTTAGGAAGACAGAAGTTTCTCTTTGGTAGTTGTTGATATTATATGTATCTCCTACGTTTAATACACTTGGAATCAAATATCTAGCTATGTCAAGAGGTCTTTGTTTAACTCCTTGATTATCAGGCACTCCTACACCATAATTGTAATCAGCTATAGAGTTGAATGAATAAGCATAGTTTTTTCTAGTGATGCCATTGATATAAATAGTTAAATAGGACTGATAGGCTGCAAACATTGCTGCAGCATTAAAGGGGCTAGTTATGCGTCCAATTGCTGCTGAGCTATCTAATGCATCTCTTTGCGCTTCTTCTGTAAGTAGTTTATATTTGGCGTTATTTCTCACCTCTACAAAGTGAGCACTTCCTTTCCCAAACATTACACTCTCAAGCTTAAGTACGTTCCCTAAGAATGGTTGTCCAAAGGATGTTTCTGGAGAGTTGAATATTTGTCTGTATTTGTCTGTAAATGCAGGCTGTGGAGTTTCTCCTTTACAGTTAGCACCAGTGACAGAAGGTTCTTTTGTAAAGTTCAAACATCCACCATCACCTTTTGTAGGAGAACTTCCTGGAACCACCTTCACTGTTAGTATTGGACAGAGAGGCCATCCATCTATCCATACATTTGTTTTTATTCCTTCATATATATCATTATATGTAACATACGATCCAGCTGCAAAAGCAAAGAATCCTGGGTTACACACCTGAATTGAATATACATCATATGTAGAAAGTCCCACAAGTCCTGTAGCAGGACCAACAATAACAGGTTTTCCTATAGCACATAGTTGATGGTCACCAAGAGTTGTATATCTGATGGTGCTTTGTTTGTTGGTGTTACAATCTGTATATTGTACATCTGCATATGTACCACCTGTTCCAAATGAGTTAATTGTTATTGTATATCCATCACAAAGCTGTGCAAAAGCATTGTTTCTTAAATTAAGGAATGGGTCTACACGAAGGTCATTATATGGATAGTTAGGATAGTAGTAGGTTTGTAAATCTCTTTCGTAGGTGTTAACGTTTCTTAACATTCCTTTGGCAACAATAGACTTGTTTGTTCCTCTGTCTGCTCTTATTATTTTAAAGCCTACAATCTCATCTTTTTGTTCTTGTGTAAGACTAGAAGAGCCAATAATAGAAATAATTTGCTGTGTGTCCAATTGTACACCAATAGGGAATACAGCATCATTTCCCATCACCATTCCTGTAGAGCTTGTAAATATCTTTGATTCGTATGCAGCACTAATGTTAATATCAGGAAACTTATGATGTCTTATTGGTTGACCAGATAGTTCACCCCATACATCAGTGTTACAAGGATAGGTTTCTGTTGATTCCCAATAAGCAAACTCACCATATTGATAAGGTCCTT